TGATGTTTGCTAAGAAAGCATTTGTATCAATTGGATTAGCAATATTGGCGTTATTCTTATTATATAGAGCATTTAAGAGTGCAGGGGTTAGAGAAAAATTGGGTGAGATTTGGGAACAAACTAAATCACTATTTACAATGATGGTATTACCTTTCTTAGAACTAGTAGCAAGTGGTATAGGAGATATTGTTACAGGATTTCAAGAAGGTAAATTCTTTTTAGTAATTGAAGGGCTGTTAAAGATTTTAGGTGGGATAATTATGGCTTCTTTAGCACTATTATCTTTAGCACTTATAGTAGTATTAAAATTAATACACGCAGGTATTATGGGAATTGTTGCTTGGGCTACTAAATCTAGTGATAGCGCAACCAAAACTATGTCAAAGATTGCTTATATTGCTTCTGCTGTACTATTTTTAGTTGCATTCTTTACAGGAGGTTGGTTAATTGCATTAGGTGCAGTATTTGCACTAGCAATTGGTGCGGCATTAGAAAAATTATCTTTCCTTCCCGGCTTTTCTAAGGGAGGTGTAACTGGTTCAGGTTTATCCATAGTAGGAGAAAAAGGCCCTGAATTAGTTAAATTACCAACTGGTTCAAGAGTTTATTCTAATGCAGATTCAGGTAAAATGGTAGCGGCTAGGGCTGCTAGTTCAGGAGGTAATACAATCAATGTTCATGTCAATGGTAGAGTTGGTGCTTCTGATACAGAGATACGAGATATAGCAAATAAGGTTGCTAAAGAAATTAATATTAGAATGAATCAAACAAGTTCAACGGTGAGTATGATATGACAGAATTAGTAGTATTTTTAGAATTAGCAAGGCGGTCTGATGTTAGTGGAACGAATAGCCACGTTAATAGAATACCACTGTATGTAACTGAATTATCATTTAATACAAATAAAACTGTACCTAATGTTGGTATTCCCTTTTCAGGAGCAATACGTGGTGAATCTACTAATCTAGCATTTGATATGGGACTTGCACAAAAAACTGTAAGTATAACAGGTGTATTATTAGAACAAGAAATTGTGAAGAATAATAAAGAAGGAGATACTAAAACGGTCACATTTACTGCCTACGAATTGGCACAATTAATTCATTCTTATACTGACTCAAGTAGTTTTCAAGATGACCAAAATGTAAACAAATTATTAGTATTTTATCCTAGTAAAGTAGATAATAGTTTTAACCAAAGGCTTGCAGACAAAGCAGGAAACACAATAACTGCTGCTGAAATGGTAGCATTAGATATTGGTGATGCACCGTTAATACCTTGGAATTGGAAAAATAGAGCATATGATAATACATTTACTGCGGGAAGTGGTAATACAACTGATTCTCCTTCTACTGCTTTTGATATAATAAATAAAACTAGTAATCATATTGGTCTTGGTGGATTTATACGCTCATTTGGCACTACATTTTCGGGAGCAGAATATCCTAGTGTAAATTTCACTATGGAGTTTGAAGAAGCGACTGTTATTGCAGACAATTTCTTTGACTGATTGGGGGTGTAAAAATAGCAAACGTATATGTTGGGGATTCAAGAAAACTAGTTTTTCCTGTTATGTGTGATGGCTATTTGAAAATAGAATATGATGATACTAACCTAAGTACATCTAAGGGTAATCTTTGGAATCATAATGGTAGTTTTGTTTTTGAAACTATTATTACACCTTATGATGTTAATGGATTTGGTCATGAAACTGATAGTAGTAAAGATACATTAGACTCAACTAAAACTCCACCATGCCCTGCTAATAGTGATTCACTCGCAAACTTTGAGAGTGGTACATACTTTGGAACTGCTAGATTTTCACATAAAATGATGTTATTTTATAATGGACATTTTCAAGTGTATTTAGAAAATACAACTGCTCATAATTTTAATCAACCCGCAGAATATAAGATAGTAGTTAAATTAGCAAATACTGCATCAGGTTCTCCTGTTTATTATGACCCAATAGAAACGGGAACAGTAATAAAATCAATAAACACTCTTCATGGATACTATGACTTAAATGGATATTATGATGGGAATAATACAAGTTTAACTTTACTACAAGCAGATACGACAAATCCTAGTGGTAATCAAATTAGATTTTCTGATGGGGCGGTCAATGTAGCAAAATTAGCAGATGGTTCAGAACTGTTCAATAGTAATGGGGTTAGTTTAGGTGTTGTTACAGAAAAGAATAATACAGAAACAGTTACAGTTACGGATGCCTCTAATCATACAGCAGCAATATATGTCTCACAACCTAAAGAAGCATTTTATGTAGAACAGTTATACAAAATATCCTGTGTATTTAACAAAGGTGGTAGTGTAGATATATATCTAAATAATTCTTTAATTAAATCTGAAAAGTTTTCTAGTGAACCTACATTTGCATTCAAAGCCGATGATGTTTTCATAGGACAAAAGGCTGATGAAGCATCCGGTGAAAGAGAACATTGGCAATTTATGGGGGAGTTATATGAAGTATCTTTATCTAAAGGTAATCAACCTTCTCAGTCATTAAATACACTATCTCCTAGTTATAGCAATATACTTTTTTATTATACATTTGGTGAGTGAATATGGCTGTTAGCGGAAGAATGATATTACCACTAAATGCAGGAGTAGTAGAATCCACATTTGAAAATGATTTTGGTAATAATAATATTTATACTTCAAGAGGTAATTCTACTTGTAGAGCAAACGCATACAAAGAAGTATCAGTTAATCCTACACTACTTACATTAGGATTAGAAAATGAAACAGATTATGTGAGTACTGCTAGTGGGAATCCTCCTATTGCATCAGCAATGTTTACAGAAATAAGAAAAGGCCCACATACAGATGGAATATCAGTACAATGTACTAGTAGTATTCAGAATAGATTATTACCAACTGCTTCCACATCCCTATCTACTTACGCTACAAATAAAGAAAATACTCCATCATATAAAGTTAAAATTTATGACTCTACTAAAACAAATACATCTACAAACAGAAAGGCTACTTACTCTACTGTTTCAGATTGTCCTGACAGTAATATTGGATTAGATATAGAGAATAGAGACTACTTTATTTTATTAAATCCTGAAATATATGACCATGTTACAAGAGAAGATACAGTAAGACCACATTTTGCTAGAATAACTAGAATTACTACTTTTGATGAGTTTGGTGATGGAGTTGAGTTTGAGCCTAAATATACAGGAGAAATTGTTAAAGGAACTAAGTTTGAAATATATAAAGGACCACATAAAACAAATGATAGTGATGTAGTTGCAGTTAGTTATGGTCTTAGAGGCGATACTGATGCTTCAACTAATAAATATGATAAGATAAGTATAGTTAATACTCCTACATTTTATTTTTACAATGATAGGTTAGAGGTAAAGAATCAACTAGATTATAATGAAAAATATACATTAACTTCTGTTAGGTATTGGGGTTCTCAGTCTATTAGCATACTTGCTACTACTGGGGGTAATTTATCTCAATATGAACAAGGCTCGACATCAAAATATTTTACAATTAATTCTACTGGGTATAATCAACTAACCGAAGGTGGGTCTTTATTTAGTGGCACTACTTACATAGGTAATGTAGAATCTAAATACGCAAATGACCCGCTTGGTACAATATCATATAGATTTTATTTAGATTATGCTAGACAAAATCTTGGTACTATTTCTTCAGTAACCGTAGGTACAACTATACAGAATGTAGTATTCAGAACAGAAAGAAAATATGGAAATACTATACAGAATTTAGGTAGAAGTAGATTAGATGCTGTATTAGTTGATAATAATATGGTTGCAGATGATGCTGATAGTAATATAGACCCTATATTTTGGCATAAAACATTTCCTAAAATGAAAAGACATGAAGAAGACCATACCTTAACTTATGAGGAATCACTTCATACTATTCCTGATTCACCCCATAGAAAAATAAATGGCCCTGCTAAATATATAACATGGGAAAGTGCTGAACTCAAAAACGATAAATTACCTGTTGTAATGGATACCGTAGTTAATAGTCCTAGAAATAAACTATCTAAATTAGCAAGAGTCAAGGGATTAGATAATGCAGGTATTCAACATCTTAAATATAAAGAAGAAGATAAGTTAGTAGTTAGAAATGGTATCTATTCTAATAACTTAGATATGCAATTATTATTTCATAAAGTAACTAATACTGATACTCAGTTAGCGTTCAATAATAAATCTAATGACAATGCTGATACAGGTTGGAAATATGATTATTCTGCTATATTAGGAGTAGATTCAATTATTTTAATAGGTGATTATTATTATAGAGTATATGCAATAGATGCTAAGGCCGATGGGGTTAATCAAAAGTTTAGTGTTTCACATAAACGGTTAAAAACTGCATCAACATGGACTCAAGACTCTACTCCTCCAACAGTAAGTTCTGCTGATGTTTATGTTTCTGTATATTCTAACTCTAAATTAATTACAGGGTTTTCAGCAGATACAGAAATTATAACTAGCCAAAACAATAGAATCACAATGGATAACCATACTGTTACAAAGGAATCTACTAAATTATATAATTCTAGAGTATATATTAATGGGTTTAAAGGGCATGATATTAAAGTAGATTACGGTGATAGAAATTTAAAATATCTTTCATTGCAGTCGGCTACCGATAAATATTATCAGAAAACACCTAAAGATAGAGTATATTATTATGGTGGTAGTTATACTTTACATGAAGAAGTATTTACAGGAAAAATAGAAGATATAACTTCATCAATGGAAAATGGTATGTTAAATTATGATATAGTAGGAAGAGACAATACATCAAGTTTATTGAGTAATACATTTACTAAAAATTTAAATTATTCAAATGATATAGTTAAATCTACTTTAAATCCAAGTTTAGTTTTGGCTCAAGTTACAGGTGGTTCTACTGATATAGATACAGATATAACTAGCACTACTGCTACTGTAAATGGTGATATGGAAAGTTTATTACCAAAATATACCTTATTATTTGATACAAATAAAAATTTGATTGGTGAAGTTAGTAGTATAACTCACTCATCAGGTACTAGTACTATAACATTACTAGATAAGGCATATGTTGGTATAGAAAATGGAGGTACATATTACTATTATAATCCATTTAGTGAAAGTAATTTTATTTCTCTAAATAAAGCAATGGGTGCTAATACGTTGATGAATAAGCATCCCACTGATTTAAATGGGGCTAGTGATGTAGGTCTTACCTTTGAAAAGGGTCTATCTTTTGATACCACACTTGCAACTACAAATTTAAACTTGTCATCTAATGTTGGTGATAAGTCACAACTAGGATATGATGTTAATTCTGTTAAATCTATTAGTGATTTTGATTCTGAATTTTTATTAAAATTAGCAAATGAACAAGATGATTATGTAACACATATTACTAAATCTATTCAGTCCTCTAATTATCTATCAGTAGTAAATGTGGTAGAATCAGAAACTAATAATACTGTAATAGAAGTTTCTTCACAGTTTCCTATCACTTTAGGGGTAATTGATGTAAATAATTCTGATACGAGAATTAATGCAACTCACACAAATGCTGCGAGTATGTATTTGTTAAATCCTAATCTACCTAGAGGTGGGTATCTACATAGATTAAATGATACTTTTAACAATTTTTATACCTCTAAAGACATTTTTAGATATGTAGATTTGCAGTCATTTGAACCGGGTACTATTTATTATAATGATTCTAGTAGTATTTATTTAAATGGGAAAACCCCCAGTAAAATAAGTGGATATACTTTAGCACATAATATTACTATTGAAGGAGTAGATAAAAATACAGCAATTACGACTAATAATAATTTAATACAAAACTTTACAGAAACAGGCACAACTAACACAGTTAGAACAGCAAATGTCATGACTACTGATGGTCAAGATAACGCACCGGCCACAAATAATTATTGGGAATTGAATGCTCTTAGTAGTGGTACTAGATTTCTCGTAGCGAGTACATTTAATGAAGGTAATAGTTTGGAAGATAAAGCAGAGTTATTTATCCAAAAAGATTACAGGGCTAGAACATATGAGTTATTTGCGAGAGGTGATGTATTTCCTGATTCTTACCTAAGATATAATCATATTTCTCATAGTTCAATTGACTCTCCTATCAAAAATTATGGGCTTTTACTAGAAGGTAAAGGAAGCAAAGGAAGCCAAAGAGAACATACTAATTATGTTGGAAAAACTACATCTGATGAAATGCAAGACAAAGATTATGATATAACAATAATAGATGATTCTGATGCAACTAATACTAAAGAATTACAAAGATGGGGTATAATCAGATTGACCGAAGCAACTTTTGATTGGCACTTTAACCCAATAGACTCTGATGCATTAAAAAATAGAGATGAGATACCTAGAGTTCCTATAATTAAACTAAGAAGATTTGCTAATGCAACAGACAATGGAGATGGAACTTTTACATTACAAACAAATAGTAGACCTGCATTTGATTTACTAGATTCTTCTGATGACTATTTATATAGTCTTGGGGATAATGGAACTTATAATACATCAGGTAGTGTTGATTTTACATTAGCCTATTTTGCTATACCTAATTTAGCATTGACTCATAAGGATGAATTATACTTTTCTTATAATGCTTTAAAACATGGTTCTAATTTTGGTTATGATGTTCATAATGTATTTTTACCAATTATTTCAGAAACAGGTTTACCAACAGGTGCTTCTAATAATGCAAAATCAAAAACTAATTCGGGCGTACATTATGGGAAAATGAATGCGGCTGATTCAGATGTAAATGGAGGTTCTAGTGGTAGTTTATATCACCGTTCAGCAGTTTTATCGGGATTATCTTCTCCTTTATTTAAAACTGCTAATGGGATTACAACTCCACATTATTATGCTGATTTTCCATCTAAAACTATTTATGATAATTGTGTTGCTGTATTTAGAAATATTAAAAATATAACTAGTAAGGATGCAAGCAATCTATATGATTTTGATTCTAGTTCTTTACTTACCATAGATAATAGTTATAATGATACTTCATCTAGTAATGTTGATGTATCTTTAACCACACAAAATCAACATTCTAAAAATTTATTAATTAGGGAAGGTCTTCACACAACAAGCACACTTAGACATTTAGATGCCGCATTTATCGGTATGAAAACTGAATCTTATCCTTTAGTCAATGGATTAACCAAATTAAATGTGAATAAAATATCAGGGGATAATGACGCGGATATTGTACATAATGAAACCGTTAGTGGTGATGAAGAGGGTAGAATGTTTGCTGCCCAAATGTTAATAAAACCACAATTTAATATTCTTTCAGGTGATTATAGTAGTACCCCTAGTGTGATTACTAGAACTATGGATAGTACTTCTACACATCATTGGCTACACTATATGGTAGATTTAACAGGGCAATATATAGTTGGGCCAAATATAACTACAAAGGGTACTCCATCATATATTGGTAAAATAATTAGCCATACAAAAAAAGTAGTTAGTAACAAATGGCAACATACAATTACTTTCGATAAAGATTTGAGTGCTGCGGGTACATATAGATTAATGAGAATATCAGAAACCACATTCGATGAAACACCTGATTTCTTTGAAATTAATGTAATGGATGATTCAGGCTTACAACATGATAAAGTATTTGCTGACTTCAAAACAGGCGGTGTAGAAGGAGTTAAGTCTACTGATTCGGAAGGTGTATATTCTATGCATATGTTATTAGAAATAGATACTGCTAATACATATTTAGAAAGAAGATTATTCGCTAACATGAGTATGTTTACAGATGGCGAAGAGATTGATTGTTTTATTAGTGATGGTATAAATGAGCAGAGAAAATCTTTATCTGTAACAAAATCAAATAGCGCATTAAAGTTTGAATATGATGGTAAGATTTCAGCAAATGGTTGTGTTTCTTTTGGTAAAGTAATCAATTTGACTCTTCCTAAGAAGTTAAACATCACCCCTAAGAATGCATTTTTAGGAACTACTGTTAGATTAGGCAGTAAAGTTGATAATGTTCTTGAAGAAATTGCTAAAGAATCGGGTTTAGATTTAAATATTGAAGAAAGTTTGAAAGAATATACCGATTTAATTGTAAAAAGTAATTATTCTAGTGGAAATGAAGTCACTTTAAGTAGTAGTCCGGTAAATGTAGCCATCAATGATGTGATATATAATCAAGATGGCTATCTAATTGGTAAAATTACGGATAAAAATACTACTAGTGGTGCATTTTCAGTGACCTTTGGAGGAGGAATAGTGTTTACTCCTTCACCTTTCGATGAACTTACTAAGAGAAATAAAAATACATTTGTTACTAATGTTAAATTTGAATCAGTAGATTCTTTTAGTGCAATCAACTATTTGGCTAACTTGAAAGATTTAGATTTTAAAATTAAAAATAATGCTATAATTACTAGAAATTTATCTAGTCCATATGCTTTAAGAAAATATCATGTATCATATAGCAAAGATAATAATTTAATACGTGTACAATCTAATAAAACACTATTCGATAAAAAGACCAAAGTAATAGTTGTCGGAGATGGTGTAAAAGCAGAAATGGAATTACCAACCAATAATACTCCACAAGTATTACGTCATGTAGATGCTTCTATTAAAACTCCTGACGAAGCAAAAATAAAAGCAATAAAGTTATTAAATCACCACAATAAAGATGTAAGAAAGATAAAATTAGTTCTACAAAAGAAAGGAATAGAACTTTTAGAGGCGGGAGATATTATATCTTTAGATTTCCCTAATCAACAAATACCTAGAGATGATTATATGGTTTTTGATATAGAAAATGTTTTATCAGGAACAGCAGAAATTACCGTAGGTACATTTGATAAATCAATTGCAGAAAGACTATCTGAAATTAACTTAGAACAACAGAATGCTAACTTTACATTGTTTACTAAAAATGCAACTGAAAATGTTGTTGGTAAAGCATTATTTGATGAAATACAAATTAATAATAACCTTATTAAATATGAAATTAAATCAACTTCTGATAGTACTACTATGGGCGCAGATTTAATTCTTGGATTCGGAAATACTTTAGGCTTTGGGGAAACAAGTACCACTACTAATACCACATATGAGAGTGAAAAGGATGTGTAATAATGATAACTAATGGCGCAAAAGAAGATATAGCAACTAATTATATTGCTAGTAATTATAAATTAATTAAAATTGGGGATGGTGCAGATAGTACATCTGCTTCACAAACTAGTTTAGACCACTTTGTAGCAGAAAAAGCAGGTATAACTCCATCCGTAGTGGGTTCTACTTTAGTATGGAATGTAGATTTTTTGGGTTCTGATATTCCTTCTTCCGGTGTTTCAGAATTAGGAGTTTTCAAAAATGATGGTAGTAAGTTACTGAGTAGGATTACCTTTACAAGCACAGGCGTTGTAGCGGCTAGTGACACAGTTACTTTTACAATAAGGATTGAGGTGAATTAGATGGTAACAAATACAGGAAACATAAGTACATTGGGTGCTTCCCCGACTGCTCAAATAGACGATGCAACCGATTCAATTCACTCTGCTATCATAATGTACCTTAATGCTGCTAGTGGTGAAAATAGAGCAATTAGTGGTTTTAATATTACTCAAGGAACTACAAATAGCCACACTCATTATGCTGTAACTGCGGGTAAAGTATTAAGATTCGGTAAATTAGAATCGGTTGTTGCAGACGATGTAACTACTTCTGCTTCAACAGGTACTTCAAACACTAAAGATTGGTATGGTGTACTAGTTGTTTGTGATGGAACTGAAAGTGGTGAATCTGCTAACACTCTAAAATGGAGACATGGTACTCCTGCTAGTGGAGATACGTTATCAACAGGTAAATTAGATACTGACAATATTACTGTTGCCGCAATAACAGATGGCGACATACCAATTGCAGTAGTTAAATATGTAGGTGGTACTAATGCTAATCTAACAAATAGACCAATACAATTTTTAGGTTATACTCAAAATACAAAAGAGTTTTCTGCGGTTAGTGGTGGTGTTGAAACTATTAGAATTAATGCTGATGGTACTATTACAAAAACAGTTTCAGGAACAGCAACAACATTAACATTACCTGCTACAACAGGTACAGTTGCATTAACTTCCGATATAGAATATACTTCTGCAATACCAAACGCAACTGCATCTCAAACAGGTTTGGCTACATCAACTCAGATAACTAAGTTAGATGGGATTGATGCTTCTGCAAATAATTACTCATTACCAATTGCTACTGCTAATGCTTTAGGTGGTATTAAAGTAGGAACTAATTTGAGTATTACTAACGGTGTTTTGTCTGCTACTGATAGCAACACTGAATACGCAGTTTTTACAGGTGCAGATGGAAGTAATGCAGGAACAACAGGATTAGTTACATCACCTGCTGCTACTGATAATGTAAAATTCTTAAGGGGAGATTCTACATGGGCTATTCCTACTAATACAGTGTATTCAGATTATACAGGTGCAGACGGTACTAATGCAGGTACACAAGGTTTAGTTAAAGCACCATCAGCAGGAGATAATGTAAAGTTTTTGAAAGGAGATGGGTCATGGGGTGTACCAACTGATACTACCACAAATACTCAATTATCTGATGCACAGGTAGAGACTGCATACAACAATCAAGTTACAGCAGTTACTACACAAGAAAGAACAGATGGAACTGTATCAACAATTAGAAGATTTACACCTGCTGATATTCATAGTATGATTGATACTCATCAGACAAATACTACAACAACTGCTGATGTAGTATCTGCTCTAAATGCTGACTTAGGTGGGAATATAACTATTGGCACACAAGCAGATGATACAATTACAATAGCAGGTAATTTGACAGTAACAGGAGATACAACATACCACAATGAAACTATTAGAATTACAGACAATAACAAAATATCATTCTTCGCAACTAATGCAGGTGGTGATGATTCTAGTGGTGATGATGGAGAAGTAATACTAGAGGCACAAGACCCTTCTGACTCTAATGTAACTATTACTTTACCTTCAACAACAGGAACATTAGCGTTAGCAAATGCAAATACAACTGGTAATGCTGATACTGCAACAAATCTAGCAGGTACAACATCTGCTACTTTTGTATATGCAGGACCAACAACAGGTAATGCTGCTGCACCTGCATTTAGAGCATTAGCAGGTACAGATATACCAACATTAAACCAAGATACAACAGGTAATGCAGGAACAGTAACAATAACAGATAACAATGAAACTGATGAAACTGTATATCCCGTCTTTGTAGATGGTGCAACAGGTACGCAGGGTCTTGAAACAGAAACTAAATTAAGTTACAAACCTAATACGGGTATTCTAACTTCAGTAGGTTTTGCAGGTGCTTTAACAGGAAATGTAACGGGTAATGCAGATACGGTTACATCAAAAGATAGTAGTACTGTAAATACAGCATTTAACCTTGCATTTGTAAATGGAACAACAGGGGCAAAGGAAATAGAAACTGATACTACATTAACTTTCAATGCTAGTACCAATGTATTATCTTCTCCAAAGATTGAAGCAGTTAGTCAAATATCTGCTGTTGATAGAATATTAGTAGGTAAAAATATACAAGGTGTTGCTACATTAACAGGGGCAACTACTTTTGCGGCAAATGAATTATTCAATGCAGGTGCTTATTATAGTAACCTTAGATACCCACAAATGGAATTAAAAGACACTCAATATACAGAAGCAAGATTAGTTGTTGATGCTGCTGCTGAGAGTACAGGTGCAGGTATAGAATATTATGGAACAGGTGCAGTATATGCTATTGAAACTCAAAACAATCAACATAGAGCAGGTCTTGTTTTATCACACGATGAAGATACAAATACAAGTAATCAAGATGATGATTATACTTGGGGTATTGGAAAACAATTTTCTACTGCGGGAACAGGTACAGGATTATTACAAATAGGGTTTGTTGCAGATAAAAGATACCAAGATGGTTTCTTATCTAATGATGCTGATTCAGTATTTAGAGCAGATAACTCATATTTATCTATAACCCAAACAGGTATAGTTACTATACCGAATCAATTAAAGACAAGTAATGGAATTACATTAACTACTAGTAATCTTACTGACGCAGGGTCAATAAGATATGATGGTGGAAATATAGAATATTATCATGGGGGTAATTGGGTTGCTTTAGGTACTGCATCAGGTGGAGAAGTAAATCAAAATGCTTTCAGTAATGTAGCAGTAAGTGGTCAAACAACTGTTGCGGCTGATGCTAAAACAGATACTCTTACTTTAGTAGGTGGGACTAATGTTTCAATTACAACAACTAGTGGTACAGATACAGTTTCTTTTTCATCTACTGATGAGCATTTAGATATAGATGCTTTAATTGGTGAATCAGGCATTCATCTCACTAATGACACTTTAGCATTTTATGATGCTACTGCGTCTGCAAATAGAAAAATAACATTAACACAATTAATGGGTGCTGTAACTCATGGGTTAATTCCAACATTACCTGCTGATAAAATTGGTAGTGGTGAATTTGGTACTAGCAGAATACCTACATTAGCACAATCTAAAATAGAAGATTTATCAACCGATTTAGCAAGTAAAGTTCCTATTACTAGAACAGTAGCAGGTAGGGCATTATCAAATAATCTAGCAGTTAGGGTTAATGCTACCACAGGTAAGTTAGAATTTTTCGATGGTAGTTCTACAACAACTATACAAGATACCGCAGGTACTCCTGTTGATGTTGTATTTGATAATAGAAAAACAGAATATGATGAGATTCAAGATGCTAATAATACTAAACCTGCTGACAATGCTACTGTTGGTGGAACATTAGGTTCTAGTGGAAATATATTATTAGAAGATGGTAGTACTAAGTTAACAGATACTACTGCATTAAATGCAAATACTAATTGGTCGGATGTAGCAGGTACAGCAAACGCACCTGCAAATAACGCTACCGTTGGTGCTAGATTAGGTACTAACCTTAAAGCAGCAGATGGTTCTACAACATTAAGTGATGCAGATGTTAAGAATGCTAGTATTGCTTCTTCTCATGTAGTTGGTAGTGGTAAACTCTTCACTACTACTTTACCTGAAGATGGTGCTACAAGAAGTAGAACATTTAGACAAACAAGTGTACCTACTGCCGTTTCAGCAGGTGATATTTGGATTGATACCGATGATAATAATAGAATGTATCAGGCTCATTCTGCGGGTGCAGATGAAGTTACTTCAGGAGAATGGGAATCAATTGGTTTCCCTGCGGCAGAAGCAAATGCTACTGCAAGTGCAGGTACAGTTGATACAACAGGAACAGTAAATGCAACTGAATATGCTAGGTTTACAGATTCAAATACATTAGAAGCAAGAACGACAGCAGAGGTTCGTTCTGATTTAGGTATTTCAGATAATGAAATAATAGATTGGACTGCTGACCAAGGTTCTACAAATATTCATGCAGGTAATTATGATAATGACCAATTATCAACAGAAGCAGTACAAGATATTGTAGGTAATATGTTTGAGAGTAATTCAGAAACAAGAATAGTTACTTCTTATGTTGATGGTGGTGAAGGTGCAGGTAAAATACAACTAGTAGTTGCTGACCAATCTTCTGATGACAATACAACTTATTCAATATCTGCGGTTGATGGTGATAATACTGATGAAGAAAAGATTCGGTTAACTGATAGTGCAGGTGGTACTGATGATGTAGTACTTGAAGCAGGTACAGGATTAAGTATAGCAAGAAGTAGTGATAAAATTACTTTCACTAATACCGTTTCCAACACGAATAATTATGCAGAAAGTGTGGCGTTTAACACTGGTTCAGGTGTCTTTACACTGGGTAGAACGGGTTCATTAGGCGATTTAACGGTTGATTTAGATGGTCGTTATGCCTTATCTGCGGCTAGTGGTGAATCTAATACTGCTTCTAACGTGGGTTCAGGTAGTGGTACAGAAGTAGGGGTATTCAAACAAAAAGATGGTGCAGACTTAGAATTTAAGAAATTAAAACAAGGGTCAAATATTACTTTAACATCTAATACTAGTGATATAACTATTACTGCTACTGATACTCAATTAAGTACAACAGAAGTAACAGGAAAAGAATTAACTAATTTAAGTGTATCATCCGGTGGAACAGTAGGTGCAACAGATTCTATATTAGTTGGTATAGGTAAGTTAGAAAATAGAGTAGCATTGAATGATGTTAAGGCTACTAACGTGGTTTCTAATTTAGCGATTACGGGAACGACAGGTGCAAGAACAATAACTAATTCTGATGGAACAGGATTCACTTTACCTGTTGCGACTACATCTGTAAGTGGTGTAATGTCAACAGGTATATTTGATGCTATTGCTCTTAATACAGCAAAGGATACTAATGTAGTAGGTAATCTAGCGGCAGTTGCAAATGGTACATCATTAAGTATTACTACTACTAATGGTAATAATGTATCTTTACCGTTAGCAGACACAAATAATTGGGGTGTAATATCTGATGAAATATTTGATAACATTACCGCTAACAATGCTAAGGTTAGTTACACTGATGCTTCTGCTGTTGCGGCTAATACTAATAAAGTCACAAACGTATCAACTAATTTATCTGTAAGTAGAGATGGAACTAAATTACACGTTGTATCTTCTGATGGTACTAATGCAGAACTACCTTTAGCAGATACAGATAATTGGGGTGTTATGTCTGATGAAATGTTCGATAAACTAGATGGCATAGAAACATCTGCTGATGTAACAGATACGACAAATGTTCATTCTGCTCTTAATGCGGCAATGCCAAGTAATGCTCTTACTATTGGTGACGGTAATACAGCAGTTTCAATTCCGGGTGATTTAACAGTAACAGGCACAGTAACTACAAATAATGTAGAAACTGTATCAACAAGTAATGGTGTAGTCTTTGAAGGTTCTACTGCTGATAATAGTGAGACAACATTAGTAGGTGGTAATCCAAGTGGGTCTAATAATGATATTACAATTACATTACCTAATACACAAGGTACTTTAGCATTACAAAATGAAAATACTACGGGAACTGCGGGTGGTTTATCTTCTACTCTAGCAATATCAAGTGGAGGTACAGGTTCTACTACCGTTAGTGGTGCTAGAACAGGATTAGGTGCTACTACTGTTGGTGCTAATTTATTCACATTAACTAACCCTAGTGCAATTACATTTCCAAGATTGAATGCGGATAATACCGTTTCAGCATTAAGTGATGCAGACTTTAGAACGGCTATTGGTGCTAGTGCGGCAGGTGCTTCTAACTTTGCAACAGGTGATATAACAGGTGCTACTGATTTAGGAAACAATGTTGCTTCAGGTGATTCACTAATAATACACGATACATCTGAATCTGCTTTGAGAGAAATGACTATTGATAATTTAACAACTTATTTTAATAGTGCTTCAATATTAACAAACTTAGCAAATACTGATACTAACACTAATCAGTTAACTACATTCACATTAAGAGGTACAACTAACACTGCACCTACTACTGTTGGTCATAATGATACTATTACTATTGCAGCAGGTACAGGAATAACTACTACATCTACTTCTGATGGAGTAATTACAATTGCTAATACAGTAACAAATACCGATACTAACACAACTTATGATTTAACCTTAGAACAAACAGGGGGTAATAACAATAATCCCGTTTTAAGATTAGACCCTTCTAGTGGAAGTAATGATGACATCACTATAACAGGTGGAACTAATGTTACAGTAACAAGAACAAGTGCTACTGAATTAACAATATCCTCTACTGATACTAATACTGATACCATAAATATGGGTGATGGATTCATTGTAGTAGGAGATTCTAATTCAAATGCAACCACTATTGTTGAAGGTGAAACATTAACTATTGCAGGTGGTACAGGAATTTCAACTGATACAAGTGCTGATGGAACATTAACTATTACTAACGATGTAGCCAACACTAATACATTTAGAACAATAGAGTTAGATACAAATGGTGATGGTTCTGTTAATAATACTCTAACTTCGACTGAGGCATTAAGATTAAAGAAAGGTAGTAATATTACTTTAGCAGAAGTAGATGGTGTTGTAACTATTTCTTCTACTGATACTAATACTAACACCGAATACACAGCAGGAACTAACTTAACATTAAGTGGAACAGAGTTTAGTGTTGATGATGCATTCTTGAAGAATGATGCTAATGATACTACAACAGGAACAATAACTGCCGCAGGTTTTACAACAACAGGAACATGGACTTTTGACGATGCTTCAACAGGAACGGTCGGTATTACTACTATTCATACGGGTACTGGATTTGCAGACAATGATACTTCTTTAATGACAGCAGGTGCTATTAGAGAGAAGATTGAGGATTATGGTTATATTACTTCATTTACTAATACGGTAGATATGGGTGATGGATTCAAAATTAGAGATGATGATAATGATGACCTAATCATTACTGAAAATGAGTTCATCAAGTTTACTGCGGCAACAGGAACAGCAGGGACTAATTTATCAGGTAGTGGAACAACAAGCGACCCATATGTAATGGCTATTACTTTGCCTGATACAGATACAGTTTATAGTCATCCAAACCATTCAGGTGATGTAACTTCAAGTGGTGATGGTGCTACAACAATTGCTGCTGATGCAGTAACATATGCTAAAATGCAAAATATTGCTACTGCAAATAGAGTATTAGGAAGTTCAAGTGCAGATGGAGCAGTATCAGAAGTTCAAGTTGCAACTGCTATGATTGCTGACGATGCAGTAACTTATGCAAAATTACAACATACTACAACAAATAATAGAGTATTAGGTGCAACATCAGCAGGTGTAATATCAGAAGTTCAAGTTAGTAATGCTATGTTAGCAGGTTCTATTGCTGATTCTAAACTTTCTACAATTTCTACTGCTGATAAGGTTGCATTAACTGCATTGAATATAGATGGTGCAACTGCTCTTAACAATAACTTAGTTAATACAGATTTAATGATTGTTGATGATGGTGCAGATGGTACTAATAGAAAAGCAACAATGGCTAATTTAGCCACTTATATGCAAAGTTCATTAACATTTACTAGTAATTCAGACGTAGATGTAAATGTTGCTAATCTTATAGATAGGTTAGTAGACATAGATTCTAACGTCACTATTGGTAGTGCTAGTACAGTAGATACTACTATTTCAGGAGACTTAACTGTAACAGGAGATTTATTAGTTAGTGGTACTGCTACAACATTAGATGTTGCTACATTAGAAGTAACAGATTTAAACATTACAGTTGCTAAGGATGCTAGTTCATCAGCCGCAACAAATGGAGCAGGTTTAACATTTGGTTCAGGATGGTCATCAGGAACTATACCAACTTTAACTTATGACCATAGTAATACAAGGTTAGCAGTTAACGTACCTTTACAGGCTACTAGTTTTGTTGGTAATGCATCTACTTCTACTGAAGCAACAAATGTAACTGTTAGTGCTAACAATACTGCTAATGAAACTGTATATTTAACATTCGTTGATGGTGCCACTGGCACTCAAGGAGTTGAAACTGATACAGGACTTAATTACAATCCAAGTACAGGAAGATTTACTGCAACAAGTTTTGGTGGTAGTGTTGTTGGAGATTTAACAGGTAATGCTGATACTTCTACTAAGATTGCTTCTATAACAAACAGCAACATTGTTCAGTTAACAGAAGAACAAACTCTAACCAATAAAACATTAACAAGTCCTACTCTTACTACACCCGCATTAGGAACACCTTCTGCTTTAGTATTAACAAACGCAACAGCATTACCTGCTGCACAAGTTTCTCAAGGAACAATGGCTAGTGGTATGGTTTTAGTTGCACCCGTATTAGGAACTCCTGCAAGTGGAACATTAACTAATGCTACCGGATATACTACTAGCAATTTGGTAGGTACAATAACTAATGCACAATTAGCAGGTTCAATTTCACAAGATAAGTTAGCAGGTTCTATTGCTAATGATAAATTAGCAACAGGAATCAATGCTGAAAAATTAACAGCAGGAACTTTACCTGCATCAAGAATAGGTACAGGTGCTATTACAGAAGCAAGATTAGGAACAGGTGCAGTTACTAATGATAAGGTAGGTGCTAATGCTATTGATACAGCAGAATTAGCAGATAGTGCAGTAACAGGTGATAAAGTTAGTGCCTTTACAACGGCTTATTCTCAAATAGCGGCAACTAGTTTAGATGATGCAGATTTAGGCACAACAGACCATATTAAATTAGATGACGCAACAGGTTTTCCAACTAGAGGATTATTAGAAATAGGTAATGAATTAGTCTATTATACAGGTATTGACGGTAACGGGCAAACAACCGGAACAGTAAGAGGCCATGCAGGTACAACTGCGGTAGGCCATAGTGATAATACTACTATTAAAGCCCCTGAAGGAGTTAAGGTTACAGTAGGCGGTTCAAAAGATATATTCATTCCAAGATTTGAAGGTGCAGGTGCTTCTTCAATAGGTAAAGCAGGTTTAGTACCTTCAATCCCCGCAGGTAAAACAGCAACTTATCTTCGTGGTGATGGAGCATGGGCTGATTCAGGAACAGTAGGAAATGGTAATACAGGTTTAGTTGATGGTGATGCAGTTTATGATTATATAGCAGCACAAAACTTTGGTTCAGGTTCAGGAGATATAACAGCAGTAGTTGCAGGTACAGGGCTTAGTGGTGGGGCTACAAGTGGTAGTGCAACATTGAACATTGATTCAACAGTTGCTACATTAACAGGTACTCAAACCCTCACTAACAAAACATTGGGTAGTGTTACAACTCTATTTGGAACGGGGTCTGCTACGGCCAAGATATCTTCAAACGGTTCACAAGATTTGGTTCTAACTACCAATACAAATGCAGGTTGGACTGAGCCATATATTCAGATAAACGATTCCACATCGGGAAGTATTTACATTAACAATGGTGATGATGCTAATAGTAAAGTAGTTCTTGGTCGAGATTCAACAAGTAAGGTACAAATTAACGGCCTCTATTATTTACCTCAATCAGATGGTTCTGCAAATCAAGTCATTCAAACTGATGGAAGTGGAAATTTAAGTTTCACTACTGTTAGTAGTGGCGATACAAACGCAGGTGGTGTTAATGGTTCAGCAAGCGCACCTACATTTTCATTTGCTTCTGATACTAATACAGGAATGTATAGATTAACAAGTGATACTTTAGCATTCTCAGTTGGTGGTTCTAATGCTATGTATATGCAATCCTCTAAGGTTGAAGCAAATAAAAGATTTGAGATTATCGCAGGTTCTAATACTGCACCCGGATTATCATTAGCAGGTGATGATAATACAGGAATATACCGATATGCAGAAAATCAAATAGGATTTACAATAGATGGAACTGCTCAATTATTCATTAAAGATGGTGTAATAGAACCTGTTACTGATGATGATATAGATTTAGGAACAGGTAGTAGTCAGTTTAAAAACGCATACTTTGATGGAACAGTAAAAACTGATAATCTTACTGTTGATTCAACTGCATCAGTAGCAGCAAATATATCTCTTGGTGGGGGCAGTTATACATCTCCGTCTTTCACATTTATTGACGACAACGATTGCGGCATGGGTAGAGAAGATACGAATGCTATATTCTTAGGAACAGGTGGAAGTCCAAGACTAAAAATATACTCAGATGGTGCTGTTGATTTAGTTGATTCAAAATTGAAGATTGGAAACTCATATGGTTCTGACGGTCAAGTTCTAACTTCAACAGGTTCAGGAGTTGCTTGGGAGACACCATCAGGCGGCACAGTTGGCGGTAGTGATACTGAATTATTGTATAACAATGGTGGTACAGAAGATGGAATAGCGTCATTTACTTATGATAACACTTCATCATCTGAAAAGTTTGTTATTAGTGCATCATCAGACCAACAACTACTAAGAATTACACAAACAGGTTCAGGAGATGCTTTTATTGTCGAAGATTCATCAAATGTTGATTCAACACCTTTCAAAATAAACGGAAGCGGTAATGTTGCTATCGGTGGTGCATCATACGGTAATAAATTACAAGTGCATGGTGATGTTGGTTTTACTGCTACCAATTTCTATATCGGTGGTGGTTCGGGTAAGTTTATGGCTTTGAGTGGAACGGAAGCCGCTCCTTACTACACTTTCAATGGCGATACTGATACAGGAATGTATCGAATCGGTGACAACAATTTTGGATTCTCAACAGGTGGAACAGCGAGATTAACCATAGGTAGTAGTGGTGAAGTAGCAATTCCCGGTCAAATGACAAGTAGAGCAAATGTTGTAGCGGCATCAAGTAATACAACATTAACAATAGCACAATCAGGTTCATACGTTTATTGGACAGGTGGGACATTAACTTTACCTGCAAGCGGAACAGTAGGAACTCAATATACTGTAATTAATAACAAAGGTAGTCAGGCTTCTATTGCGCTTAATAGCACTAATTGTTCTATGATTTCAGGCTTTACAAATGCAGCAATAGCAGACCATGAGTTAGCATCGTTTATTTGTGTTACTGCTAATAATTGGATTATGGTAGGTTGAGTTAATTGAGTTTTATTGGTGTAGTTGGAGTTGTTGCACAAGCAGCACAAGGCGCAATAACAACCGCACCTACAAGTGTTAGTATCGCTACAAGTGCTTCCGGTAATTATGATAACGCTATAGCGGCAGGTGCAGCAAATTGTAATTTTGCAGGAATGTCAGTAGCGGGTAGTGAGTTTTCTAGTGGTTCAGGAACAGTAAACCCTGATGTTAGTCAGTTTGGTAATCATTATCCGGGGTGTGCAAACGGATTAACTCAAACATTTAAAGGATATATTCGTGCAACAGGTGCAACAAGTTTTCAATGGGGAGGTTCACTTCACAGTTCTAGTTTAAGTAATTCTTGTAGTGCTTCTGTAGTAGTTTCCGGTTCAACAGACCAAGATGAAACTAATGCTAGTACCGGAGACATAGGATTAACATTGATTATTGCTTTTGGTGGAGGAAGGGGAGGTTTAACTTACCCCGCAGCAGGTGATGAGATTGTGCTAAAGTTTACAGGTAGTGCTACTAATTCTAATGGTACTACTAATGCTAGTACGGTAACTTTAACCTATGACTATGTGATTTGATTATTATGCCTACAAGACAAAGAGTTATTTTACCTGAAGGAATATCAGGAGACTTCGCAATTAGACATTTTAACGGTCAAACTACTGATTATAATTGGGAAAGATATTTGAATATGAAAAGTGAAACAGCAGAAGAATACACAGTATTAACTAAAGAAAGTTGTCCTTGGCCTATAATGCAAGATTCTTATGCTGAATATAGAGAACATCAACAACTTTGGGATAATGCAACAGGAGATGTATTGATAGGTGGACTAGGTATAGGAATGGTACATCAAAAATTAATTGATAATCCTAATGTAACATCTGTAACTATAATAGAAAACAGTCAAGATGTAATAGATTTAGTTTGGGAACATTGTGCTAAAGATGAAACCTTTACTTTAATTACAGCAGATATAGAAACGTGGGAAATACCCGAAGATAGTCATTGGGATTATGGTTGGTTTGATACTTGGTTAGTAGATAATCCAATGAACATGAGACAATACAAAGAATTAATGTACGAAAAATATGGAGATTACGTTACTACAATGGGTAATTGGGAGTCTATACCCCAACCCCAATAATTAGGTGTAGATTGCTAAAAAAATCACAATGTAAATTAACTACCTAGTGTTAGAACTACACTGGGGAAAGTTATATGGTAACATTAGAACACATTTTATCTCAACCATATGATATAGAATTGTCTATGTATTATGTAAATACATTTTTTGTTATTATGGGTATTCAAATTATTTATCTTGTAGAAACTTTATATCGAGAAGGTTTAGAACAGAATAAAAATATCCATTAAAAAGTTTAAAATTTTAAAAAAAAATTAAAAAAAAATAGCCAAGCAGCCGGATAAACTAATCGATTTTAGTTTTTTCCGACCACAAGGCTTTACATTCTCTACATTCCCAAATTTTAATTGATGATGCAGAGCCGATGTATATACCATGTATTCTTTTTGGAATGGTATATTCACCACACAAGAAACATTGCTCACGGAGAGTCATTACGTTTTTCCTCGTCAATTAATTTCTGCATATATTCTTCGATTGAAGATTCTGAATATTTAGAATTTCCAAATGCTGCGAAAAATAATAAAGATATTATTATAACGAAGATAATCCATACCATAATTTCTACGGTATCCATAATTACCACCTCACTTTTAAATCAATTATTTCTTCTTTGTTAAAAGATAGACATTTGACAATGCCTTCTTTTTGACCATACTTCCATAAGTCATACACCAACTCACAATCCTTTAAACAATATTCTGCAACTTCCGAATATCTACCTGCCTTCCAAACTGCGGGTGCATCTGCACTGTTCATTAGTTTTTCTGAACCTAATGTATTTTGTGCCAAATTATCTAGTCTAATTCTCTCACCATATTCTTTTTGAAGATAAAGACTAGTATCTATGTACGCTTTATTGTCTAAATATTTTTTAATACAATAAATATCTAAAGCATCTTTCAAAACTTTTAAATCAAATCCTACAATATTGTGTCCTAACAAAGTTCCACCCTTTTCAAAGTGGTCATCTAAGTCAAATTTTAATTGTGATATTGGTTTAATTTGTATATTAGATTTTTTTAAATCATCTACTGCTTTATCAATATAAATTGTTCCTATATCTCCATCCCATGTACAAATTGTTGACACTTTAAACATGTGAGTATTATGCCAACCACCAATTTCATGAGATAAGTTCTTAGTTTCTATGTCTAGTGCTAGAACACTCATCAATCATCACCTGTGATATCAGACCATAATTCAGATAACCTACTCTTTTCCGCTTCTGCGGGGTCAGGAGTTTTAGAAGATATATTCTTTGTTAACCAAAGACATAGTTTACTACCACCAACGGGTAACATTGAACTAGGCCACCATCCTTCTTTTCCTAATGTATTAATTGACTCAGTTATAGTTTTAGGACCATCCTTTACATCAAAAATAATGTACTGTGTTTCAAATTTTTCCATCGGTATTCACTTACTCCGTTGAGTGTATCGCATCACTTAGAACGGACATTGCTGCATAAACATTGTCATGATGAGTAGATTTCTTAGCGCGATTAATCACACCATCTACAACTTTTCTTTCGCTGTGAGGCATTAAATAATACCTACCATACAAATACTCATCACTATCTTTATCCCTACCTTTAATTAAATCAACAAATTTTTGCAATTCGTTAAATGACTTTTGCAGGAAATAGTATAGTTCTAAATCCTCAAAGGCAAATTCTTTTATTTCTTTCATTGTTTTCATTTCTTTTCCTCCTTTAGTTTAACGTAGACTTTCTTATGCACTCGGTTCTCTTCAAAATTATCTTCGATTTTTCTCCACCATTTGTAAATTGTGCTACTACCTTTTCTTGTTTTTACACGTACTTCCGCTAGTAACATTGTTTTATTTACCCAACCGTCATTATCTTTTAGTTCTAAATACGATTCTTTGAACGCACCGATATTGGCTCTTTCTTGCAGAGTCTCCTTTTGCACCTTTAGGGCTACATCTAACCACGATACGAGACTCTTATAACATTGACGGACTAATGAAGATGCTTGTAAAACGTGGTTACTATTCACAATATACCTTTTAGATTTATCACTAATACTTGGGGCTTCTGCTATACAACATAATACTGACATTCTAATTATTTGGTTGTTCATTCTAGTGATAAAATTATTTGCAATTTCAAATACTTCAGGTCTACTATCTGCTACATATGCTTTCATGTTTTCATATTCACGCATTAATGCATCAGTATAATCTTCTGAGTATCTAACAACTTCTTTAGGATTTTCATTTACTTCTTTAAATCTTTCATCTAAAGTTTCATAAATTTTAACAAACCCATTTGCAAACTTGTTAACAGGTGCAATCCTATTAACTTCTTTACCTACTTCCATTATTACTGATTTTCTTATTTCATCTTGTATTTCAGGTGGTACTTCCCAAATGAATATTAACATTCTTTGTAGTACACCCTTTTCTGCAATAACCACTGTCAACCCTTTAGGGATATAAGAAGTAGCATAAGGAGAACGCTTACTCTCACAAATAATATTCTCATCACCATCTTTTAATTTCTTTTTAATTATATAATTTTCACCATGAATACTATTCATCAACTTATTCAAATATAAAATAATATTCTCTTTATGTTGAGACTGTTTAAAGACACCTGAATATTCAAACTCATCATAAACAATAAGGCCATCTCCTTCAAATGCACCTTTAGTCTGAACATCTACATATACGGTACGAGTATTACCATCTTCATCTTCAACCACTTCTTGTTCTTGTTTCATAGAACCTATTAATGCTGCATCTGTTGTTTCTGTTACATCAAAAATAGTAAAATTAGTACCATGCTTTTCATTTAAAATCTCAAAGGTCTTTCTAGATATAGGTCCAAAGAAATTGTACATTTCAGACTTACCTGTACCTGAAGTTTGTAGCCACAATACTGGAACTCTAGTATCTTCTCTACCTTGACCTCTAACTATCACCACCTTATCTTTACATAATTGTCCTAATAAATTAAATGCAGTAAGTGCAGCAGGGATATTATTATACTTTGATACTTGAACTGCATTTGCTACATATTCTTGTATAAATGCAGGTAGCCTAACCCTATGGCTTTCACTCCTATCCATATTATCGTCTTCAATAAAACCATAATACACACTATCTTCTTCATTTTCTATTTTTACATTCTTTACATTTTCCATTTTTATATCACCTGTTTTTCTTCAGAGTTAAGAGTATCTATTACTCTTCTTGCTAATGTACTACCAAAACCATCTATCATAGATATTTCTTTGATAGTTGATTCACCTATTTCCATTATTGAACCAAATTCATCAATTAACATTTGTGCTTTTGTTTCACTGATACCTTTTATAGTCATCAATACGTCTATACGCAAATCTGCTGTGCTGATTTTCTTTTGTTTTATTATTCTAGGCTGATATACAGACCTATCAATTGGCTTCATTTTGCATACAGCACATATAACTTTAGCCGCCATTTTTTCGTTATCTACTAATATTACATTACAATCTGTATCTAATATTATTTTACCTATTGCACCCATAAACTTGTTATGTAAAAAACTAGGTCTTCCAAAAATACCCTCACCTCTAAGACTAACCTTGGTTACTCTTTTACGATATTCTTTGATAGCCTTGTCAAGACTTCCATAAATAATCACATTATTATTTTCAAATGCCCTATCCATGTTGTCAATTTGACTCCAAATTCTTTTATTTATTACAGACTGTAAGAAATCAAATGAAGATTTTGCTTCAAAACAAACATCATCAAAGACATAATCTCCTATTTCTAACCACTCTTTTTGAGTATCAATCTTAAGACCGAGTGCTTCTATTTCAACACACTCAGTTAAAGAAGAATTTTCTCTACTATCAATTATTAATTTCATTCCTCTTCCTCCGTATCTACTGATTTCTGAATCTTTTTTATTTCCTTAAGATACTCTTCTGATATCCCACCATTTTCATCTAGTTTCCATATGTCATTTATTCTTTCATCAGTTAACATCGTGATACCTCCAACATTTGCCGATACAATAACCGTCAGGGATTAATACATTATAACAACTGGGTGCATTGTACCCTTTATTTACTATACCCCATACATAGTTTTTAGTCTTATTAGCATTCCAATCTAACCATATATCATCTTTTTCTGCTATTTTAGTTAGTTCATCCATAATAGTTTTCGCTACTCTTTTTTTATCATCTAAAGAAAGATTCTTATTTCCCATAGTTAGTATGTCCCTATACCATTGAACTAGATATACTCTAGCGTAATGTCCCGGATTTTGAACCATTATAGCGTTGTGTAAACAAGGTAATATTGGTAAATTACCAATTGGTCTAACGGCTTCAACTTCTATATCAGACATTTCAATCGGTTTAACATCAGGCCACTTTGTTAGTTTGTGTCCGTATTTACTTTGGATGTATCTAGGCTTTTTTGCTAATTCAGTAATATACTCTAACGGTCTATCTAAATCCTCTTTTAAGATAGGAATACAGAAATACGGCTCACCATTCTCATCACTACTACTCAAGTTAACTGTATTTGGTATTCTCCTTAATCTGTTAGTTTGTATTCCGCTATCATCTAAAGACTCTAAAACAAATCCATCATGATTCTTAGTTTGTCTATACCAAGATTGGATTTGTCTTATATCATTAGCAATCTCACCGTGTACAATAACATGAAACCCTTTACCACTAAAATACATTTGAAATAATATATCTTGTTTTAGAAACTTTCTTGCTAAGAGTTGTAAATCGAAGTATGCCCTACTGAGGGGCATATCTCCATGAGCATCTAAATCTAAAAATGCTCTATCTTTGATTACAGAAGATTCTATCTTTTCCTTTTCAGAAAAGAACGTAAAGTCGTAGATAGTATAATAGCAATTCATCTTACCATTATACTGATTAATCCACTCTATCATTTCACTTTTATTCTTCACTATGTGCCGCTTCATCTGTCTTGCGTTTTTCAGATGACTTCCCGCCCATACTTCCTTTGGGTATTTCATTTCTAATTTCCTCCTTATTTTTATTATTACTAAAGTTTACATTTGCACTTAGTAGTTGTTCTTGTAAAATACTTGCTACTTGTAATTGTATTTGTTCTATTACTAGGTTCTGAAAGAAACTTCCAAATCGAATTGTTTTTTGGAATATCTCTTCTTCCCATACAATAGTCAATTTTTCCTTAGCATCTAACTGAGTATATATTTCTTCTGAGAAATCTTTTACCAACAGATTCATGTTAGTTAAATCTGCAAATGTCCATTCTCTAGAACTTAATATTTCTTCAACTTTATCTTTCATTTTCATTTGTGCATCTCCTCATCTAATTTAGTGAATGTTTTATCAGTAGCCTGACCGTAAATTACATCCATAGCAAAACCTTCCTCATGTAAAGCATTCATAGCCATTGCTAATCTTTCTGCAAAATGAGGCGGTGGATTACAAGGGTCATTACTATCTGTTGTGTATCTAAATGCTACTGTAAAATATGTTTTATTCATTTACTCTTCCTCCATTTTTTTAATCATTTTTTTCCTAAGCATATCTCCTTGATAAGCATAGCCTAACATCGAACCTCTACGAAGTAATGTTATCATAACGTGCCATTCCCAATCAGTTAATCCACTTGAATTAGCCTTAACTAAGAAAGCAACCATATGTTTTGTTAATGTACCAGTTATTATGTGACCTACTGCTTCTGAATTACCACAATGGCAACAGACCATAGTAGTATTATCAAATCTTGATATAGCCTCTCTTGCTTGATAATTTGCATCATCTCTCAAAGGGATACTACATATAGGACAATTATCTTCTTTAGCATTTTGATTATCCGGTGGATATCTTAAATCTCTCATTTTGACACCAACTTCATTTTTTCGTATTCCTTTCTAAAGTTCTGTTCTGAATCTTTAATATCGGCTACTCCATTGTAAAAAGTGTCATCACCATTAGCATCATATAAATGACCATCACTTGTCATAAACCATTCTTCAAACATCTTTGCCAACTCTTCATCTTCTTGAAAGAACTTACAATACCTAATACAACCTTCATATCCACCCCAATAGTGTTCGTTCATATATTCACAAATATCAATCATACTACTTGCACGTACACTTTTATTTTTTACTGCATCTATCATTTGGCTGTGAGTTAAATAACCCAACATATATACCACTTCATCTTTTTTCATTTTTTATTCCTCTCTCTATATTCTTTCTTTCTTCTAAAATATTCTTTCCACTTCATTTAACCAATCCTCCAAAGACATTGTATTTCCTGTTCCACAGGACTCTAACCAAATCATCTTTATTCTTTCATCTACATTCATTTTAATTCCACCCATCATTTGTTGCAGCAGGACATATACCATAAAAACTACAATTGATACAAGTCTTTGCATAAAATTTAGCCTCAAAGTCTCTTAGTTCATATGAATGCAATAGTTTTGCTATGCCTTTCATGACTGCTTTTTTACTAGACTTCTTTACTTCTTCAACATAAGTATAATTTGCAGCAGGATAATACCAACCCCAATGAGTCATACTAATATCAGGGTCTATATTATGTGATAACAAAGTTTCTCTAGGGCAGTTTTCAAATAGTATTTGGTAAAAGGCCATTTCTTTTCTCATCATAGTCTTTTTCCAGTCTTTCCAACCACCTGTTTTTAACTCCATAGGAATATAGCCTCCATCCTCTACATACATTCTATCAATAATACCTTGTAAGTGTACAACATAATCGTGTGCAAGTGTGAACTTATCACCCATAATATCTCTAGGTATTACTATTTCAGCATCTAACATTATCTCATTAACAACAGGCAAGAACTCTTCTACTTTCTCTTCCATCTTAGAATCCATAAATCTGTTAGCATCATCAATCGCCATTATTTGATACATATCACTATAATCATCAATAGGATATACACTCAAAAAATAACTAGCAAGTTCATCACCTGATAGTGTTTCAGCCTTTTTGATATCTACATCTTTGAACCAATCTTCTCTAGCATTATGTATTATGCTACCTTTTCTCATTACATCAGTTTGGTCTATCGGCATCCTTAGTGGATACTGGTATTCATATCTTTGAGGACACCATTGAAAAGAACCTAAAGAAGATTTAGAAATCTTCAATATTGGTTCTGTTCTGTCCTCACTGTCTTCATATTGTTCTGCATTCCATTGGTATGTGTATTCATTCATATTTTTTACCACCATTCATCTAGTGTTCTTTGATGTACATCTTTTGTTATTTTAGATGTATCCCAATCCATAGCATCAAATATTGGGCTTGCTTTTTTAACAACTGATTGAGCATAATGTTCCCAATCAGGTGTAATTGTTTTAAAATCCTCTTCTGTTAATCCCGCCATATAATTAGGAACAAATGAGTTCCCTGTTATTGGGTGATTAATCATAGATGGATAGTCTTTCATTTTAAGATACAAGTAAGTATCTTCTATTGGTGTAGTGTTAGTTTTATTGTACATTAGTACACCCAATATACCTGCACCAACAGTAGGTCTTTTTCCTGCCGAAGCCCAACCTTTGCCACTTTTTCTAGCAGTAGTTAGTGCAGATTTCTTATTAGTAAGAACACAGTTACATTTAGCATCATCTAAATGATATGATTTCTTACATACAGTACAATAAACATGAAATCTTTCTTCTTTATATCTACTACGCTTTAATATTTTATCAAGTGTTAATCTACCTTGTAAAGTATCTTGATAAATAGATACTAAATAATCTAGTATTTCTTCTTCTGAGTTGTTCATTACCCACATTTTCAAAACCTTTATTTGTACCTCTTTAGCAAGTGCCGTTTCTGATATTCTTTTAGCGGTAAAACCTGTCATAACAAACTCTTTACTATCTAAGAAATCACCATCTTTCCAAGAAATCATTCCTGCATTTCTGTTCTTTGTTGCACCGACTCCTAGTGTTTCAAAATACTTTTCAAACTCTAGTGTTACAGGATGTTCTTTTAACCCTAAAACATTAGGGAAGTATTCTCTTACAGACTCATTCAACATAGCACAAATCTCTTCTCCTTTCTCAATACTTTCACACTTAACATAAATAGAATCAGTATGACCGTAAACCACTTTCATTTTCTCCACCTACTACTATTAAATCTACTTATCAGTGTAGATATTTTACCTATTACATATATCATTCTTATTAACATTTTATCTTTCATAATTATCATTCCTTACAACTGTCACATCGTCTTCGTCTATCATGCTTCCAAGTTACTTTGGCTTTGCACCATCTACATATTAATCTATTTCTCATTCATATTACCCCAACATTCTTCACAACATATGCCGCCTTCTTCTAATGTAAATGCATTATCCGTTTTATGAAACTTACACAATTTACATTTAAATATTTTACTAATAAATATTATTTTACCTATTCTAATCCCTCCACTTTTAATGCAGCAAATCTAATTGCTTGCCTTGCACTAGCAGTAATACTAGCGGCTATATCTACATCAGACCAACCAAAACCCTGATACCCGATGATACCATAGAAACTCGCCATCAATCGCTTTACTGCTAACTGATTGTTATTCCATTTAACCTTATCATCTTTAGTTGTCGCTTCTTTCATTTTCTTTTTGTACTCATCTCTCAATGCTTTTAATTCTAAAACTGATTTAGGTAATATTCCTAATTCATCAGTCTTGTAATATAACATTGTTTTAGTTTTAGCAGGTGAGAAATCTCTAGGAGTAGAAATGTTTACAGCAAATTCTGTTGGAACATCTGATTTAGTTTCCCAAGATATATTACGTGCTATCATCATTGATGGATATAGTTGTGCATAATCAAATGCTGCTACACCTTGATGTAAACCATTAGTACCTTCTTTCAACGGGTCATATATCATTGCACCTTCGTAGTTAATCTTGACTCCATCAGTTGATGATGGTGCTTTCCACCAAGCATTACGCATGAAATATATTGCACCCATATTACTTGCATAAAAACAAGCATCAAATGGGGCTTTAATTAAACGCTGTAATGACAATACCGCTTCTGACAAATAGTTTGTTTCGTCTAATTCTTTAATTAGTTCTACATCTATTAAGGCATACTGCAAATAGGTATCAGAATCCTCTAACCATCCTCTTCTGAAAAACTCCTGTTTATCAGGAAACTTTTCACTAACTAATTTCTTAGAACCTAGAACTAGATTCGATACATAATCTAATGATAGTGAAGGAAGAGTACCGCGTTGAGCATCATTCCATTGTCTCTCAAACGCTACATCTAAACTCAATGTTATTCTTCCTTTAATTGGTTGTTCAATAGGACCAAAAAAATCTCTATTAAACGAATAACTATTTTTATTATTCTTGAACCCATCAACTTCCCAAACAGGTGATAATAACCTAGCGTCTAGATTAAGTGCGGCACATCTTTCTAATAACTTAGGTAAATCGAATCTGTTTCCAAACCAAGATATTAACATATCAGGGTCTTGTTTATTTATCACTGTTAGGAAATAAAGTATCATTGCTTTCTCATTATCAAAGACAAACTCTTCTGTATCTTCTCTTACAGTATTTTCACTTAAGTTTCTTTTCGTAGGAAACCAACTATATCTATGAAACTTCTTTTCAAAATTATCATACATAACTATACAAGTAATCTTACCATCATGTTCTCCACCTTGCATCCATTCCATGTCCCAATAACACTTTCTTAAATCATATTCAGGAAATCCTTTTTCACCAAAGAAACGTATCGTTTCACTATTAGTCTTGTAAAATACATCAACAGCATATCTATGTGTATATCTTACGTCTGCTTCAAAAGTAGTAGCAAACTCATCCTTTACCTTCCTCATCTCTTGAGGGTTTTTACAGTAAACTCTAGTTAAAGGTAGGTTTTGTAGACTTTTATATGCTCTATTTTCTTCATAAGATACAGTTAATACTCTACTATTGCCCCATTTATCTCTACTAATAATATTCTCAGGTTTAGAATCACTTGCTAAAATATAGAAATATGGTCTAAAAACCATGTGGGGGGTGATACAGGATTCTCTTTTACCCGTATCATCCCTCCATGCTGTGTATATTCCTTCTGTTGTTTCACTAATTATCATATATATTACCTCGGATTAAATCTTGGTGCTTTAATTAATACCCTATTAGGGGATGTAATCAAAACAGGAAAGTCATCTTTAAGATAGATGGTAGTTATCCCATCTAAAAAATGAGCAAACTCACCTGTCAATTCTACTATTGCTTCTTCACCTTCAACGGTTAATGTTTCAGGATATACTACAATCGTTTCTGTATTAACTTCAGGAATACTTATTCTGAAATCATTAGAAGTAGATTCTAATATGTATCTAGATGTGTTAGCAACATCACAAGTGGTACAAGCATCTTTCAATGAATCAGAAGTTAACATAACTGCTGCCTCAAACTGAACATTAGCCTTACCAAATGTAGGTAAGTTATTTACATCTTTACCATCTAAATCAATATTTCTAACCAATTGAATCATAGAGAATGATGGATGGTTAATTACTGTTGGTATTGTAGCATGTTTAGTTGTAGTATCCAACGTGATAGTTTCACCAATATTTACAGTAACTAATCCTTTCATAGGTTTAAGATACTTCTTCAACTTAGAAATATCAAGAACAGATTCACCCCCAATGTGAACCATGTTCAAGTTTTCGTTATCTTGTACTTTAATAGAACAAGCAGTAGAGTCATTTGCATTATACAAAGTAATTGATGACGGTAGCCCATCGTTCATATCAGCAACTATGTACGCATAATCTGACAATGATTTAATCTTAGTTGCACCGCCACTAGGATATTTACCTCTCAATGCTACTGCACTTAATGCATCAATAAACTTTTTATTATCTATTACAAATCTCATAATTTCCCCTCACGTAGTTCAGGAATACCTGTCCATGCATTTTCACCATTGGTAACAAATACAGTCCATTCCTTTCCTACTATTGAGGGATTTGTTTTACTTGCTTGTAATTCAGCAATATAATTAGTTGTTGCTCCACTCTTAATTTTATTAATGTGTATCATTTGAGTAAATCTAGCAGGTGTAGATTTATGCCAATCAGGTACAACACCAATAGGTACTGGATTAACTATGTTACCATAGATAGGTTTCATATGTGTTATCAAAAACCTATCTGTATTAATAGCAATAAACGCATCTAAAAGACGATTATAAACTCTATTTCTAATCTTCCAATCTAGAGGTTTAACTGTTACAGAATCAGTATCATGTATAATCAATCCATCTCTCTTTGAAGACCTTACCAAATGTTGCCTTAATACATCACCTGACCCTTCAAATGCTTTATCCACACCATCAAAGATTATTGATTTAACAAGTATTCCTTCTGCAATTTCTTCCTTAACATATGTTATGAAAGAATGTGCATTCTGAAATGTCTCATTCCAATCAACTGTTCCATCACCTTTCATTTCAATAGGGTTAAAGATTACTATATTTTCATCTCTATCCCATCCTGAATCCCAAGTAGGTTCTGCTCCATCATCAAAATCTAGAATAAATACTTTGTATCCTTCTTCAATTTCTTTGGTGGTTCTACAATCCATTGCTGTTCCTGTTTTACCTACCTTTGGCTCACCAGTAATAGAACACAATAAAAAGGATTTCTCCCTTTCATTTCGTGCCTTAATCTGTGCCTTAATCCTCGCCTTTGCTTCTGCAAAAGTGTCACTATTATCTTCTACCTTTTCTGTATTCCAACTCATTTTTATCACCATTAAATTCAGGATAAACATCGTTACCCTTAGACATAGCCCATTCTCCTAATATGGAATTGACTTCTGCCTCACTTACTTTTATTCTTATTTCTTTACTAGAAGGCAAATGCATTTTTAACCAGTATTCACCAGTTTCTTCATTTAACCTAACTGTCAAAAATTCTACTGTTTCTAATGGAACAGCAAAACTATGACTATGTATTATCTGCCCTGATATCTGATACATATTATATCCTCAGAACCAATCTGTATCATCTTCAACAGGAATCTCTACTTCTACAACTTTACCTCGCTTTGAAGTTACAAACAACCCACTAACATTTAGTGTAGTTCCATCTAAAGAACCATCATCATTTGTACGTTGTGAAGTTCTACCTACTACAATAACATCAGAACCTACACCAAAATCAATATCAATGCTACTAGGTATCCAACAAGTTGTACCTACATAACCATCTCCATCATACTCAAAATCAGCATTCAAATCTGATATAGATACTATTCTATTGCCATTAGCAGTAGGTGTAAGAATCATACTTGCTACATTACCATCAGTAACAACAAACCTTTCTAAGTATGTTTTAGATAGATTCATACTATGCGCTCTATCCAAATCATTTAATGGTACATAATGCTCTCTAGCATATTCCATCATCAAATCAGGTTTAGATGTTTGACTCATATCTCTCTTACTTTCAGCATCATCAGGTAATTCATCATTAACAACTAATGAAGCAAGAGTTCTTGTAGTTATACCATGAATCTTAGTTTCATCAAAACTGTTTATGATACAGTTAAATGATACCCAATCAAAGGTCTTTGGTTCAAAAGCCTTAGAAGATTCACCTTTATAATTAAAGTAATACTTACCAAACTTACCATCAACTTCACCTACAAATACACCACTTCTTCTAAACTCTTCTTTAGGTAATGGTTTACCATAATTAGGGTTAGGGTCTTCTCTGTATTTAGCAACTGCATCTAAAGGTACTATCCACCATTTTTCATCATCTAACGGCATTGCTCCCGCAGGTAATGTCTGAATGAATCTTTCTTGTCTTTCACCTTCATGATATCTAATCACCTGATAAGTATCATCTTCAAATTGATTTACTACTGCTACTTTACCTGATTCAAGGGTAGTTTCTTTATCCATATTATATTCATTGAATACATTATTCCTACTCCATTCCATCATATCTCTAGATTCATCTAAAGATACAAACATACCAAATGCTTGTTTTAACCAACCGTTGCTAGGCGCATTGGTCGGGCTTTCGTTATTATCGGCAGAATCTTTCTTTCTTGACATCATTACACTTGCAACGTACTGTCTCCATAGATTCATCACAACTAATGGTTCTTCGTTTTTATCTAAACCATTTTGTTGACAGATTTCATCTATCTTTAGAACAGCATCTTCTAGACTTAAATCTACTCGACCTGCTCCCAATTCCACTTCTTTCATTAATTTCTCAATATTTTCATTATTTTCCATTTTTTTCACCTTTTCTTTTTTTCTTTTTTTTTCATATCATTTGTGCTATCATCCAACTCGCTAATAATTTTGGAGTCATGGTTTTACTACGCCATTCAGCCTCCCCGATTACTCGCAGATATTGGAATTTCTTTTTGTGTTGCATTTCTTTTGCTACAACAGCATCATGTAAATTAACACACAACGATGCCATGTCAATAGAATTGTAAATCATTTTATGTACCTCGTCTAATGCTTGTTCATATTTATTTTCATTTAACATATTAATTATAATAACATACGGCTCAAGGCTTTCTTGATTTAATTTTGATAGAGGACTCTTACTAGAAATTGATGCTTGTAATTCGGTAATTCCTCTACGAATATCACCATGCAGCCCCAATATAAAAGAATCGAGTTCTTCTTTATCAACACTTGTTATTTTTTCTAGTGTTAATATTCTGTTTAATATGAATGACATATTCTCATCACTCAATCTAATAAATAGATAATTAGCACATCTAGATTGTAAAGGATATATGATACGATTTCTTTCATTACAGGTTATTATAAACCTACAATTTTCTGAATATCTTTCCATAATCCTTTTTAGTGCATTTTGAGCATCTTTAGTCATACCATCCATCTCATCGAGTAAAACTATTTTGAATGGTACATCACCTATTTTAGATGTAGATGCTATTTCCTTAATCTTAGTCCTAACTGTTTCAAGTTTCCTATCATCTGAGGCGTTAATTTCATAGAAATTAGAATCTTTGAACTCACCTAATATATCATTAGCCAATGCTCCTGCGAATGCAGTTTTACCTGTACCCGCTACACCGTATAAAAGAAGATTAGGCATCTCTTTATTTTGTAGCCATTCTTCTGCATCCATTATTAAATTATAATGACCCACTATTTCATCTAAGTGTTGAGGTCTATATTTTTCAGTCCATAACATTTTATTCATCTCCGATAGGAGTATATACCCATACCCCATTTTTTACTATTTCATATTCAGGCATTTGATACATCAGATTTACTATAACATTAGTCATAGAATTAACATGCCGATGTAAACGACCTTTACTATTTTTATAGTTATTAATGAATGTCATTATCTCCTGAATATTCATTTCTTCTTCTGCTCTGTCGTTTCCAATTTCGTGTAACGCTTTATACCTGTAATAATTTTTATTGTTTCTTGCCATTATAACCACTTATCCAATGTTGTTGTAACAACCGTTGGTTGCTTTGTTTTTATTTTCTTTTTTTCTCCTAATTTTAGGAGTCTGCATTGTCTATTATCTAATCTAGACTTAGCATATTTTCTAAATTCATCATCTTCTAATAAATGTTTTAGTAGATGCTGTTGCTCTCTCTTTAATTTTAATCTTCTACATATATCCCGCATTTCACTTTGCGGTCTTCTCTTAGGCATAACCAATTTACCATGAGTTTTTCCTTCATGTGAATATGCCAATAACTCATAGAAATAATCTGATGACCATTTCCTTTTTACTTCTGAATCAATATACATTAATTTGTTAGGATGTACATTTTGTGCTAACCAACTTAATAGTTGAGTATCAGATGGTTTGTTTATTTTAAGAATCTCTAATACATCTTCTCTATCAGGATTCTTCAAATAGTCCATCATAATCTTAAAAATATCTAAATCATATTCTTTTGGTGGATTACTTCTAGGTGATATTTTCTTTATGTTCAATATATCTTCTGAATCAGATGTAGCCCTAGTCAACTTCACTAACTTAAGTATGGATTTGGGAACATCTTTTTGATTAGATGATGTTAATATAACAGTTCCTCTATACTCTAGGATAGATTTGATTATCAAATCCGTCTTAGGTTTAATGTTAACTTCTCTAATAATTAGACCCCTATTTCTAGGAAGAGAATAATTATCTTCTATATCATATTCATCTGCATATCGTATAATAGGATTATCAGAACTAGATAAAAGTTCTAACGCCTTATCTATACAATTCCTATTTGATTTACCTACTATTATTATTGGCCTTTGCTTGTTTTTCATTTTTATTAAACTCATTTTTAATCCTCACATCTAATGCTTCATCATAGTCTGCACCACAACTATGACACTTAACTTGAATAATAAACCACTTTAGTTTACCTTCTTCTAATACTCCGGCATTATAACCAAAGTCATTGCTACCACACTCTCTACAACCTTCTTTCATTTTCATTAACATAGAAGATTCTAGTATTTGCTCATCCGTTGCACGTTCTTTAGGTTCATTCAAAAAGTTTACAGCAATTTTACAAGTGCTACATAACTGATTTTCTTCAACTTCAAAAACATTACAACGGTGGCATCTCATCATATTACCCCTTTTAATGCTAAGATTTCATCTAGACCTTTTTCAGTGTGTTGTCGATTTGAATCAACTATTATTACTGCCTGTTTGAAAGTTTCCCATTCTCCTTTAGCAGTAGGTAAATTGTCGGGAACAATATTACATAAGTTCCATAGATTTTTTTTACCTGTTATAGTCAATATTGGTCTAGGTCTTGTCTTGTGTTCTTCTTCTTTATACTTAGCAACTATCTCATGCTGCAAAAGAGTGCGCTGAATACCCAATAGGAACTCACTCTTACCCCTAAAACTAACCTTTAGCCTAACTCTATACCCAATGTGTGTTTCTTTATCTCTAGACACATTAATTTCACATTTAGGATGTGATAATAATATGCCTTCAAGTTGGCTTCGGTTAAACATAATATCACTCCCAATAATTCTCTTTTATTTCCGATGCAATTTCATCTTGTTCTCGCACAATATGTTGTGTGCCGTGTATTGGGACTTCCAACCAGTACCAATGTCTAGGTGCTAGTCGCTTATCACCGTTTCTAATTACATTGTTTTGAGCCTCAAGTGCTAAGTTAGCAATAAGGGTTTCAATATGGTCACGTACAAAATAAACTAAATCCCTAGATATTGACATATCAACTTCATCTTTTATAATTTTCATTATATCAATAGTCTTCGCTTTATGTCTTTTTTGTTTCTTAACCTTTGCTTTAATTACTAATTCCTTATTGGGTGTAATTAGTTTCTTTGATTCAGAATCTATATACGGACAAGTATCAATATCAACTTCAATAGTTCTCTTTGGATTACCAACTGGCTGTAATACTGCTATATTTTGATAAACCCTAATACATCTATATGGGTAGTCGTCAATTATAGTCATCATATCTACACCAATCAAAGTATCATCCTCTGTGCATTTTGAAGTGTATCTATATCTTTAGCAAACTTATCATCCCTTATCCTAACTACTCTAGGAAATCTAAGACCATAATTACCATCAGCATCTTGTGTTACCAAATCAGCCGTTACTTCTAGTACTATTCTCGGTAAGAAAGTAAATACTCCTTTTTCATATGAAGATACATTCTTCTTCAAGTCTGTTGTTAAGTTTAACAAATCCAATCTAGAAAGTCCTGTACCAACAGAACCAATAGAAACATATTCTTTACCTTTCATTCCTGTCATATTTACCAATATTTTATCACCACCATGAGGTATGCTTTCAGGCATATTTTTTCTTGGGGCTTTATGATAAGCAATATTCCTTAAAGATATACCAAATGAACCAAATACATCTGACCTATCTCCTGTACCATAGGTCGCACTTGTTATTACAACATCTAAACTTATTCTAGCAGGTTTATATTTTAACCAAGCATTACTTCTTTTACCTGCTTGATATACCATATCCAAATCCTTTATCATTATACCTTCAAAACCTAAACTAATTGCAGTATTATATGCACCCTCTATTGTTTGATTATCAAAACCTTTCGCTATCAAATCCTTTGGTAATAACCACGACAATCTTTCTAATCTATCTTTAAAATTTAAATCCAAGAAACTTACATTTTTCCAATATAGTATATCAAACGCTACCATTTTAACAGGGCATTCTCTTACTGCTTCTTCTTTATCTAATTTATGAACTCTCTTACCCATCTTCTTGTGAGGTGCAGGTGTACCATCTATATTGATTGGATATATTTCGGTGTCAATTATGAAATCATCCACTTCTAGTTCTAACATTTGGTCTTCAACATCAGGAAATTGTTCGGTTACAATTTTACCTTTGCGATTAAAGATTATTACAGATAAATCTTGACTCTTATGTATCTGATATCTATTTCCATCATACTTAGCATCTACATAATAATTATCAGGTCTTTCTTTACCTTTACGTGCCTTCGCTAACATAGGTTGTACGAATTGCCCGTGAGATAATCTACACTCAGGAGTTTGACCTAACTCTAGGCTAGAACAAATTTCACTTGCTGAATTATATTGAGCATATTTGTATATAGTAGTATCATTACTTCTATAATGTAAAGCCAATGCTTTCAAAGGTATCTTATTGTTCACACCATTTCTAGGTTTTCTTAACCAATACCTTACAAACCATTTTAATTCTAAAGCAGACATTTGTCTAAGTGCAGAAGCAAATGTTTCATATGAAGAATTACTAATAGAAGAACAATCTAAAAGTAATAAAGAATAAAACTCTCCAAATGTAATATCAGAATGATTATTCTCACCTTCATACATTTGATATAGACCTTCTCCTAAATCTCCCCACATTTTAGCAGCAGATTTAACTTCATCATCGAACAAACCTAATGCAGAAGCAATCCAAGATACTGCTTTAATATTACCAATGTTGTTGGTAGGATACGATAATGAAAACACTTGCATCACCAATGGTTTAGACTTAAATGCACTTAGATTATCAGAGATAGTTTTTGCTTTTTCATTAGGTGTTTGGAACTCAAGTATCTCACAAACATTAGCAAAGTTACTCAAACTACCTGTTTGAATAGTGTACATTATTCTTCCTCCATTCTTGCTAATCTTTCTACATCATGTTTCTTATTTCTATTCATAAGTTCCATGAGTATTTTCATATTCTCTCTTCTTTCTTTATCCATAATTATTCCTCCTCTGTTTTAGATAAAAGCAAATTCAACATTGCCTTTTCTACATGAATAGTAGTAATTTTTCTATCGCCACTTTCAGTATATATGTTAGCAATTTCTAAATTTAGTTCATTTAAACTAAATCTCATATACTTATCCATAATAGGATAGATATCTGCACTGATGTATGTTCCTGTTCTAAGTCTCTTCTTCAATTCTTTCTTTAGTTTTCTTATTGATATTATCATTTAATGCTCTCCTTAATGCCTTATTTAGAGACTCGGCTTCGTCTATATTCATTCTAACACCTTTTTTGGTAGGTTTACCATTATCATACCATCGAATATCCAATACATCAATATTCCAATAATTACCTGTTACCACAAGTAATTCTGACGTAGCATTTCTAGGTATTCTTACTACGATTCTTTCATTCTTCATATGCTAATCCTCCCTTAAATGTCTTTAATTCTTTATAGGTTTTAAAATATCTAGGGGATTCTAGTTTATCCACTCTATGCACCATCCACATTGCACCACCAAGACTACTAATCCTGACAACTTCATACACACCGCCCTGATATTGAATCATCTCTTCTGTTTCTATTTCAGGACTTAAACCATATTGTTTGTTTAATAGAGTTGACATACTACTCATATTTTCTGCTACAAACTTTACGATGTGCGCTCTTTGTATAGGTATTTTTGCATCAACAGTAATATGTAATTTACCACTCCACTCACAAACCTTACATTTATTCCCTTCACAAATAGGACAAGGAACTTCTGCGGGTAATGGGGCAGGGAAAGTTACGGTTACTGTTGGCTGCATTCTCTACCATTCCATACTCTATATTTAACTTCATATTCAACTGTTACGTCAAAAGGAAATACAGGGAATACTAAGGTAGCATTACCAAATTGAGGTGCATAACCATTAGACCATAAATGAGTCCCTTGTTGTACATAGCCTTCTGCATTAAAAGTAAAATTATTAAATATTACAGTATTATTTATGATATCAAAACTCAGATGAGTCAAGTTGTAATAGAAATAATCTAATTCAATTAGACCGTGAGTTGTGTTAAAATCTAACACCACTGTTTCTTGTGTTGAGTTATTCAAATCATTGATTAAATATGTGAATGAACCATTCATCATAGACCACCCCTTTACACATTCTTCTTCCTCTGCAAATACTTCTTCAGGGGATGGTATAGTACACCCTGCTAACATAAATGTCATTAGAAATACTAATCCAAATTCTCTTAATGTAGTTTGTCTTGAATTAAGAATATCCATCACTCCTCACCTTCCGTTACAGAATACCTACCACTATTGGTCTTAATAAATGATACGTGCTTACCTATTTCAGTTTTACAATCATAAGCCCACATTTCACCTTGACCTAAAACAATTGCACTATCTAAATTACCTTTCCAAGTATCAATAGTTGCCCAATCAGTTCCACTGAAATACGCTGACATATTAGGATGAGTGTGAATCCAACATTTAATAGGTAATTTCATTGGTTCTTCACTACCATATAACTCATCATCTTGATTTGCAAAAGATACAAAACCCGGTGTCCCAACACTCATGAATAGATTATTATTAGCATCTACTAACACTTGAACTTCTCTAGGAATATCAAAATGCTCAATAGATTGTTTGTATATTTGACTCAGGAATGCTTCTGTACCAAAATCAGGATACACCCATTCCATACTATCAGAACATACTTCCCATAATTCTCTAATAGGTTTTTTCCATTCGTTATCTTTAACAACCTTTTCCATTATATCTACATATAATTTAGTGTCGTCACTAAATCTATCATTCTTATCATATTCTTCTTCACTATTCTTTATCTTCATTCTATTACCCCTGTTTGTATTAATACTCCAACAATTACTGCTGTAATTAGAACTAATCTAAACACCATTTTATTGTTAGTTTTCTTAACTTCTGCTATTTTCTCATCGAGAACATCTTTTACCTTTTCTAGATGTTCTTCCATTTCTTCTTCTTTAACCAAGTCCTCATGCATCTCTTCTATATCTAAATCAACATGACGCTCTCTTATTGCTTTGGATGAAATCTTACTTTTAATTTGTGCAGAAGTCCTAGTACCATCAAATCGTAATACTGTTTCTTCAACATCCAAACCTTCATCCAAACAAACACAAAGTAACTTTACTTCATGCTCATCCCATTTTCCTTTCTTAACTTTATTTTTTTTCATTTTTCTCACCTTTTAATTCTTTGATTACAATTTCATTAGTAAGCCTATCATCCTTAAAAAAAGGAATAGGGCTATTTTTAATAGTTATTGTAAATGTTTGACCATTCATCATATGCACTAACACACTCTTACCTGTATTAGATACAGCAAATATCTTGTCTCTTAGGAAACTAGTCATGCCAAACTCTGTTGGATATTCATTAGTCCAATTTGACACAACATTAACTACATCAATTTCTGATGCTTTACTATCGCTAGAGGGCTTCCAATCCTCTAATCCCATATCAGACCCCTCCTTGTTGGGATGCTCTAATACTCTCTTTAATAATAGACTCATGATATACTTGATGCCCACTTAGAAAGCCTCCTGCGTGTCTTTTTGTTCCTATAAACTCTTCACCACAAACATGACAACAAACTCTAACTATTTCAGACCTAAGATAAATCCCATCCTTAGAAATAATACTTATTATTTCACCTATCTCCTCATCTGATAATTCTAAATCGTCATCAACTTTATCGGTCATATATTAAACACCATACTTGCAGTTACTTCCTGCTTATTGAACCATTTCTGAATCCATTGAGCAGCAATAGAAGCGATTACATTATTCATCATATTAACACCTTTAGCAGAGCCATCCCAAGATTGTGCTTGACAGGAAAAAGAACCTTCTTCCCCTGTTAATACAGTATCCACTAAATTAGGATTAAGCATATATGATATTAGCGTAGCATTTCTGCCTTGTGCGCGTAAATCTAACCACTTCACGTTAGCATCATCACCTGTACCTTGCCTATAAAGCAAGCGTCTTACATCTAAATTATCTGCACAACAAATAACTAGGTCATAACCTTTCAACTGTTTTGGTACTAAAACTAAATACGGTTCGGCTTTAATACCATTAAACTGACTACTAATTGCTTCTGCTTTATTTTCTCCTAAGTGGCTTTCATTATAATGTTGATAAGTTAAATTCTTTTTCTCTACCTTATCATCATCAAAAACAGTTATGTCATAAATACCTAATCTTTCTAAATTATGTATTAACATACTACCTATACCACCTGCACCTATTATCATTATCTTTCTTTTCATTTTAACTACTCCATTCTATTTTTTCCTTTTTTGTAAAGAGTGAAACTCTCTTTAATTTATGACCCCAATTTGTTGCTACTACATATCTCCATATTTTTTTAGGAGATGACTCATAATATTCAATATCAACTACCGTTACTTTAACATACCTACCTTTTAACACAGTATATCCCTTATAACCAATATCATAATTATGAGAGTTTCTCCATTTTTTCCAGAACTCACTGTCTTTAATCATAAAATCACTTTCTAATTCCATTAATAAAATCATTTAATACCATATAATTTAATTTATTTTTATCTACATTATATAATTGTAAAATCTTTTTCATGTTCTTTCTTAGTGATACTTCGGTAGTACCGACTAATTTAGCAACCTCTTGTTGTGTATAATTTTCCCGTCTAAATACTGACACTAGATAAAAACATGCAGACAAAGTTGCTATTGTAAATTGCACACCGTGAGCATCTAGTTTTTGATAAACGTGTTCTGATAATTTACTTACATCCCCAATATATTGAGGGTTAGGTAAATATAATTTTGACCCAACTTCTTGAATCAAACCTTCAATGTTCATTTGAGAAAAGACCCAAGGCTTACCTAAATGAGTTGCTATCACTCTAGCATATTTTGATATTTCACCTCTAGATATCTTAGTTACATTAGAATGCTTCTGTACTGTTACTGCAATACCTGCTTCTTTTAATATATAATAAGTTAAACTTGCTGCTCTATTATCAATAGGCACTGCTCTTAATGCCTGTTTTTTATTTAACAAATTATAATATTTACTTACTCTACTCTTTAGTACAGGTGCTACATTATAATATGATAGATTCATATTAGATAATTTTAACATCCTCAAATAAGATTCATTCAATGGGTTGTTATGTCTTTGAGTAAAGAATAATTTCCTACCCATAACACCAAACTTATTCACATCTCCTTTATGAATAGTTGAACCTAAATCCCAAGACTTGTTAGGTGCGCCTTTGTAATCTACATTTGATATATTATAATCTATATTTTTGATAGTATCTTCAAATATATTTTTCACCAAGACAAGTCCACAATCTAAACAAACTTGCTCACCCAATCTTTCATCAAACATATTTCTTTCTGATTCACATTCTATACATTTCACAGTTTTCCCCTCGCAACAATTTCATCTAAGTTATCCCAATATACATTAGGTATCCTATGTTCCTTTTCGGGTAGTCTCATTGTATTGATTTGTGAACTTGACATAACATCATTCATAAGAAACATTGCTCTTGCAGCAAATTGGTCGCCTAGACTAGAATTTTTATGAATATTATCTATACATACTGCTGATAAAGTACCTAGTACCGTAGAATTATGAGGATGTATTAAAGCCCCTTTGGAACTTGCTTCACCATCATTATTTTCTACAAATCTATGAGTATTAACTTTTTGAGTATCAGAAGAAGAAGGGTTTTCTTTTAATACCCAATCACATCTCTGACCTCTAACTAGCATAATAGTTTGCTTACGTTTACCCAACTTAAAGACTTTAATTTTACTAGGAAACTTAGTTTCTAATTCTGCTAATAGTTCTTCGGCTCTCTTTTCAACTAATGATTGAGTTCTATTTTGCTCTAGAAAAGCATACATCAATTTTACTTGAGACTTACTAGGCTCATAATTTAACAATTTTTTCCATAGGTTTTCCGGTGAAACTCCCCATTTTTCAGAGCGTTTATGACCATGCCTATGGTAATTAATAAATGAATTTAAATCTTTTATTGTAATACTAGCCCAAACACCATCAGAAATTTCTAATGCACATTCTTTATCAGAAATTATCTTTGTTTTAATCCTAACATTCTGTTTCACCATTGACCCATCATTACTATAAAATGAATAAGGTGTTCTATTTTCTACTGAATACATTACATTCGGTGGAAATAATAACAACCTACGAATATATCTATCCATCTTAGTACTACTCTTCTCAAAACAAGAACGATAAAAAATCTTACTTAAATTATCTATAATAATACCTTTACTATCTTTCTCACCATTTAAGAAAAAGTGAGGTTTATTCTTTTGAAAAACAATAGTTGAGTCCCCATCCCTATACTTAAAGGTAATAATAGTTGTAACATTATCATTGGTTGACATAAATAGAAATTTATTTAATGCTTTACTAATTCCTGCATAAATAGGGTCTAAACTATTTTTTTTATCTAAGTCAAGAGTACTTACTACTTTATATTCACCAAATCTATTTAGTTTACTACGATAATTACGTTTCAAATCAGTAGTGCGATATAGAAAACTTGTTGTATCAAATATCTGACTATCATCTGCTCTCGGAACATGTAACTTAACTTTCACTCTTCTTCCTCCATAATAGTTTGAACCCCATCAATAGTTAGACCTTGCATAAAACAATGCATTGCAACCATTTCTCTAGGTAATCTACGAAAGTCAACCCAACTCATTGTAGAACCCATAACATTAGGCCGTACCAAAGCAGGTACACAATCAGAAGTATTATACCGTTTGGTATAAAGTCCTGATTCTTTCAGTTTATTTCTATATGCTTTTATTATTTTGCTCTTAGGTATGTTCTCGTAAATTATCTTCATTTATATTCCTCTCTTTATATTTTTTATATTCGTGTGTTTCCACTATTTTTGTGAGGGCTTCACTCCTCGTTATATTGTTGATAGTATTCATTGTACGCAATAAGTTATGCATAAATGTTAGGGGAGTCATATTACCATCCCTCAACTGATTGAATCTCTTATGCACATTGTTTTTAACTGTATCATTAGAAAACATATCATATATTTCTTGTTCTATTTCTAGAAACTCTTCTCTATTCAGTTTTGACCTATATCTCATATTTCACAAACTCCACCTGCACAAGCAATTTCTCCTTGTAAATCGGTATTGTCATCTAATTCTATTACTTGTGTAAAGTCTAAATCATATAGTTTAGACCTCATACTATTATATTCTTCTTCTGTTATTTCTTCAAATGGTGCTTGTTTATAAGAACCATTATCATATGGTAAAACTGCTAGACCATTGTAATAATGTCTATTTAACCACATCCATGCACCTACATCTTCCCATTCATCTTCACGAATTTGAACAGTTGCAGATACATTATGAGTATTCAATCCATCCCTATGACCACGTTGAACCCAACCAACAGAAAAACGCTTTACACGTTCTAACATATTAATTGCAGACTCATGTCTAGTTATTACATCACCTTTAGGTGCTTTTTGTGGTATAGAGAATACTGCTTCAGTAGCACTAAAGTAATCATCTTCTATTAAATCAGGTACTCTATCTAATAGATATTGATATACAGGTTCTACTTTGTTTACTCTAACTCTTCTATTATAGAATGGAGCATACCAAGGATGAATACCTGATGAAGTACCTAATACACAACTAGCCGTTCCTGATGGTTTAACACAAGTAACTCTTGCTGCTTTATTTATCCCAAGTAATTCAGCAACTCTTTCATTTTCATTCTTTGCAACGATTGCTGCTTGTTCAATATCTAATAAAGTTACTTTATTACTACCTATTCCCGTCATAGACACACCTAAAAGTGCATCTTTTTCAGTAGTTTTCTGCCAAACTTCCCGTAAATAGTGGAAATCTGTATAACCTGCTTGTAAAGTTCCTAAGAAAGCGGCTGCTTTTACTCTCTCTTCTAAATCTTCTTGAGATAAAACATCAGAAACATTACACTCTGACAAGTTACAGAACTGATATGGGCGTAAAGCAATCTCGCAGCAAGGATTTGTTCCCCAATCTTTATCATGGGAGAAATATATTCCCGGTTCTCCTGAGTTAGATAATCTAATTCTTTCCCATAAATCTTCAAAGAATCCTTTTTCTATTCTATGTCTAAGTAAGAATGCTGAGTTATTTGCTCTACCTCTTTGTGGATTCTGTTCATACCACTTACCTGCTTTACAATTAATCATTTCATTATCATCAGCACTAAATAAAGATATTAATGCTGCTCGTCTAATACCACCCGATAAAACTGCATGAGCAATATGACATAATATATCATGGCACTCTAAAGGAGTTAGTTGTGTACCTTCTTCTTTTTGTAATAACATTGTTTCAATTTTAACTAATGCTATTTTTAGTGGTGCTGGACCGGGTGCTTTTCCACCACTAGTTTTTAGTGGCGCACCTTTAGGTCTAATATCATCATAATCAAAATTAGGAGAAGATGTTCTCATACCAAAGTATGATTCAAAAAGAACTTTAATTGCATCAGCCCAACCTTCAATAGAATCATTAATTAATATTCTTCTAAACTTATCAGGATTGGGTTTTCTGATAGTTGGTAGTTGTTCTACATGATGACGTTGTACGGAATACCCTACACCTGTTCCACCTAATAACAAAAACATAGACTCAGAAAAACACTCTAAAGAATCTATTGGCATATATGCACAATTGTATAATCTATTAGGTGATAGTTCTACGGGTTTACCTGCAAATTGAAAAGACCTCATTGATGGAACTACCTTTCTAGGTTTAACAAAGTTCTCATATACATTTTCTATCTCTTCAATCAATTGAGGATTACCTCTATTAATATATTTTTTAAGATGCATTTGTTTGTTTCTTTCACAAATCTCATCCCACGTTTCTCTTCTATTATCATCTGCTCTATATTTAGCATACTTCGTAAATACATTAAACTCTGATAGCACTTTATTTTGTAGTTCCATTTCTTTCATCTTTAACACCTTAATTTTTTTCTTTCTACTATTTGGTCAAATGAAGAGAATGAATGAACATATTCACCATTCTTCTTTACGACCCATTCTCTCTCGACCAAAAAGTTCCAAGATGGGAAGGTAGAAATTACATCAATTCCATATTCTGAAATTAAATCATCTACATCTTTATATTGTTTATTGTTATATTCAATCAAGGTTTCCCCATCACAAATAATAACTGCTTTCATACTCACTGCTAGAACATATCCAACAGGGTAAAAGTCGGGCTTCATTAAAGTATAATCTTCATATTTTTTACTATCACGGTAAAGCCAACCTTGTGATTTCAAAAAGACTGGTAATATTCCAGTCGGTAATATATTCGCATAATCGCATAACATAGGATTCCTCTCCTAAAAAGGTATGAGGGGCAGCAAATTGTGAGGGAATGCTGCCACCTCAATTGTAGAGACATAAATACCTAAATGGTATTTATTGGTTGCCTCCACCCTGCATACCGGGCATTAGCAGTACATCTGCTACTGAGTCCCAGTCTGTTGCTGTAATTGTTTCTTTAGGTACTTGAATCCCATCAAGATATATCCAATGTGTTGGATGGTCTTGTATTTGGTCAAGCATATCATCTACTGTCATATTTTCCATTACCGTATGTCCGGTTTCATTTGCTATTGTTAATTTCATATTTTCACTTTCCTTGTATTTTTCTCTACATTTTTATAGGTCTATAATTATTGCGACCTTCCCTCTAATAAACGGCCTGTTAAAGCGTTTATTGTATTTTCATATTGAACACATAATGCCTTATGGTTGTTCAAATCTGCAACTAGTTGATTGATTATATTTTGTGCCTTATTTATCTCGGCAATATAATCCTCAACAGTTGGTTCTGCGTTCACTGGTTCTGCTTCTTCTGTTTTTACACTTTTCTTTTTACTCATTTTACTCATCTCCGAATAATCCAATAGGCCATAATGTTGATACCACTACTACGCCTACTGCAAATCTCGCCAATGCTCCTATCTTACTCATATCCTTTCCTCCTTTCTTCTAACAGAGTTGAAATGGCTGCTGATGCATCGTGTTTACTTAGGCTTGCAAAGTCTCCTTCATAGCCTAAGTTCCTCAAATAACTACATTGTTTTTCTGTTGCCATTTGAACATCTCCATTGTCTCTGTTTAGAATTTTTACTAGTGATTGGCGTTGTGCCTCAGTAGGTTCTTTGCCCGACATAATCCAATCCTTAATACTACTTAAGAACTTACGTTCCCAATCATTAATACCATCTAATTCTGAAAACATTCTGATACCATAATAGTTACATTTGTCCTCAAATTCTGAATCATTTTGATTCTCTTCAATATTAGAAGCAATCATTTTATTTCTCTCTATTTCCATATATCTTTGTCTTCTTGATATTAAGTCATCCTTCTCTTTTTGAACCTCAAGAAGTCTTTCAGCAAGTTTCTTATCCTCATTCTCTGTTAATGTCTGATGCATTTCAAACATAGCATAAAACAATGTTAAATCATTCATCAACTTCTCAGTTGGATAACCTCTTGTTAAAATCTGTCTCTTTGGATTTTCAGGACTATTCCATCTCCAAACGATACTAGCCATCTTATATGTTGGTGCGCCATAAGTACCCTTACTAGATTTACGAATCTTAGTATTATCAAAATACTGTTTATATTCATGATTATAGTATTTACCTACTTTACGAACATTCACTCTCATATCTAAATCTTTAACATGGTCAAACATTGTTGTAAATGTATCACCATTAGTATGCCACCACGCAGTTTTCTTCATAGATTCGACTCTAACATTAATCCATTTCTCAATCATATCTTCTGATATTGAGTCAATATCTAATCCAGTATCTTCTGCAATTGCTCTCAAGATTAAGTATGAATTAATATGGTCTGAACCTACACACTCTCGTATACCATTTTCAGTATTTAATATCTCAAAATGATATACAATATTGTGTGAACATAAACATTTGCGTGGGTGAGTTGTAACCCATTCAGGCATCTCACTTAATCCACTCCACCAACATTCACCTGTTGCTATCCATTCATGCTTTGCTTCATCATAATTATCAGCAACGGATAGTTCTACCATCTTTCTTTTCAGAATCTTGTCCCACTTTCCTTCACCTAATTCTCTTTTATATTTGTATTCTTCTTCTATCATTTTATCTCATTCCGTTTTTCTTTTGTCTTCTTCTATATGTTTGACCACAAGGTTGGTCTGAACAAAACTTCTTACTTGACTTACCAATAAACAATTTCCCACACTCCAAACATTCAACACCTTTACCTTTTTTGAATGATGCTATGTTTCTTTCTAATCTATTTTTAAGAGCATTGAAATTCTGTATGTCATCTATTCTCTTAATTAATTTTCTTTTGTTCTTTGATTCAACTTGACATTGTTCTCTACAATATTTTCTTACCCCTAGCATTTTTGCACTATGCACCGTAAAAGGAACTCCACAATTTTCACAATGTTTTGTTGTCGGAGGGAACTGTGGTTTTCGACTATCATACATTTCTTTTCTACACGTAAGTGAACAAAACAAATTATACTTTTGACCACTACCTAAAATTTGATTTATATCAATAGGGTCATGACAAGTCAAACACAAAGCATCACTTAATCCTGCTCTGATTGATAGATAGTAAGTGTTCATCAATAATCTAATATTCAGTTTACCTTTTTCAGTCGCCCCTTCTTTTAACTCTAGAAGAAAACTATCATCAGTCATTTTGCTCATCTTCCATTTTCTCAAATGAGCGCATTTCTTGTAGGTGCGCTGTAAGAACTCTATCTAATTGTTTAAATAAATGTTCTGCACATCCTGCTATTTCTTTACGATATAACATCAACCAAGTCTTGTGTGCTGTATTAATTAATATCTTAGGATAATCATTTTCATCCATCTTGACAATCAATGGTGGTAAATCAATATCATTAATTAATTTAGTTTCTATTTCCATTTGAAATGTATTCATCTAAGCCCACCACCCTACGGATTTAATCTTTGCATCTTGTGTTACAAAAATCGTGCCTGATTTAAGATGCACATGATATTCTTCTAGCATCATCTCAAATTCAGTTGACCAAACTCGGCAGACTGTTACTGCACAAACTTCTGACCAATCTATTGTCGTTTCACCTGTTGTTGTTTTCATTGTTGTTTTCATTTTACTTTTCTCCTATTTTTATAGATGTATATCCTTCAGGTATAAACGGCTTGCTACATCTAGTACAAAGCCACCTGTTGCTAATTTTACTTTTGTGGTGTTCCATAACATATAGACACCCTTTACATAATAATTTCATATTCATTCTTCTCCTTCTTTTTTTTGGTAGCATTCTTCACAAATCCTACTAGCATATTGGTCTTTGATGCGGTGGTTTTTACCACAAATCTTACATCTTCTAACTCTAATAGTCATATCTTAAACCCCAATAAACGTAAACTAATAAATATTACTAACATGATTAAAAAGAACTCCATTATAATTCATCCTCCATCATATTCTTCACATCTACTATTACTGAATCATCATCAATTATTTCTAATAACTGTGCTGTTACTCCTTCCATAACGGCTGCTATTGAAGTCAATGAATCTTCAATTATCGTTCTATGGATATTACTTACCAATGGTGGCATCTTCTCATAGAACTCTATCATCTGATTAAAATGATGCTTCATCATTTCAAAATTCTTAATATCATTTAAGTCCATATTTAATCAACCAATCCTTATACGCATGTGATTTACAAATACACATTTCAACATCCATTTCACCTGTTGCGTCTTGTTTAACTACCATCCCAGTGTCATGACATTCACTACACTTCAACAATCAACATCACTCCAATCATCTTCTATTACTTTTAGCCTTTTCTCTAACTTAGTAAGTCTATTACTTAGTGTGAGCATTTGTCTCTGTAACTTTTCCGATTCAGGTTTAGTTAATTCCTTTAATTCACTTCGAGCAACATTCAATTCTTCATTGATTATATTACTATATTCATTTATTTTTTTAGATAGATGTGTTTTATTAGCCCTAAGTCCTCTATCAATTTCTCCTTTTGTGAGTCTCATTCTATCTAATTCATCACTAAAACTCTTCAACACTTTGCGTATTTCATCTATTTGAGTTTGACTAGGCACTATATCTTTAACACTAGGATATTCTTTCATTAATGCTCTAAGATAATCTTTAATCTGTAATTCGTTTGCTAAGGCATTCATCCTATTCCCTTTATGTTTAGGATTAGTTTCACACTCAGGACAGAATTTCATCTTCCATTTATGTGAAGGTACTCTAAACTGTTTATTACATCTGTGTCCGTCTTCCATTATTTTTTGGCAATTATTATATGGCATATTTATTTCTCCTCATTTTATCTTGAAACTGTTTCTTTCTTAAGTCTATCATATTGTTGTAATGGTTATCAGGCCACCAATCAGGCTCTTGTGTTTTCCATGTAGCGAAAGTATATTTCTCGTTTAGATAGTATTCACGATATGCTTTCACTGCATCTTCATTTTTGTATTTGTCAGGCATTGCTTGAGCAAACGGTGTTAGTCCAGTATCAGGTAACAAAATGTACATTTCTGCAATTTTACTTGCATACTCTTGTAAAGTTTCTTCGACTTTGTGTACTTTTCCATAACGCTTTGTATATTCTTTGCACAATTCAAAGCAATGTTCCCAAAGAAAACTAAAGTTTTGTCTACTTTTTCTAGCCCAAATAGTACAAGGGTGATTTAACATTACAGGTTTGTAAGGTGAATCTATACCATGATGATGTAAAATCGTTGAAATCATCTGCATACTTTCTGTTGGCATTTTAACTACGTGCTTATCTAACATCTGTTTAGCGCATTCTTTTGGTGTGTTACTTAGTATAAATATATTCATTTGTCATCACCCCTACCATCATCAGTGTAGTGGCTGTATTCCAACAACACATCACCATCATCACCTGCATACTCTATGAGTACCTTGTAAGCACAATCTAATTTGTGATATGCTTCTAACGCCTTGTCTTTATCATCAAACTTTTCAAAGTCATCAAACTCACCTAATGGTGATTGTGTTAATTCATACCAAATGTGTAATTCATATACAGGTTTTGTTTCGCTTAAGTCTATCTTCATTTTAATTATCTCCATATTGGAATGTGATTAGTCGGGAACATCTTTTGGCTCTTGCTCAGTTACCCGCGATGTATTAACTGACAAACCCGACTCTCAACTAAGGGAAAATCTTCTAGTTCTAATAAACTGAGGTCGCATGACGCACTTATCATTCCAAAACACCACATAAAAGAATGATATACCCCTAAGCAAGAGAAACTAGAAGATTTTATTATTAAGATAAAACCTTAATTGTGAACTACATAAGTAGTCGTGAGTGTGAATAGTAGAGAAAGACATGGGTGAAAACCACATTACTGATACTCGAAAATTAATGCATCAACAAAACTTCAAGATTGGGCAGGTCATTTAATCACTGCTTTGGGTGGAAATCTAATCCACCTCGATTTGTCTTTTTTATTTCAGTAAACTCTACTCATAATGATTCTTGTGTTCTAGTCCCGAAGGTAGTAAGACAAGAATTGTTTGAGTGTAATTAGTATTCGGAGGGTAGAGGGAGTTCACAAGATGCAAATAGCATGTCACTACAATAAAAAACACATGGACTCGACCAATGTTTTGAACTAATTACTGCATAAACCTCTACCCTAAACCGAATCTAGAGTATTTTTATTTTAAAGTCTTCATTGACTATTGAGTGTTAAAGGGAAAGTAACCGTTCTATGCCGTCACCACGTGGGTAAGTCATCAGCAGACCATTGTCTCTAGCGGAAACAATTCTTACTGATTATCTGTTTGAGATTACAGACATATTAGTTTTACAAGTTTTGGTAATATGACAACTTTCAAGTAAAGCAAGTGCTTTCACACAAACCTGACCGACTATTACAAGCATAATACTTGTGATAACCTACTACTCTATATTGAATTACTTTGCTAATCTAGAATTAGCATCAAGCGACTTTTATGCTTGACAGCACTCATCCACTATATCTTTTTACTTTTTTAATTTGGATTAAACCCTTTTTGTAACACCCTAAAGTATTGTAGGATAGCCCGCTAAGACTATTCCACAACTTCTCCACTTATGGGGTGAGTGTCTTTATGTATTGATAATAAAACTAAGTAACCTATTAGGTCATTAATTATATCATCATCTGATTCTAATGAATCATTACCGCGAGATAAACGACTTAACTTATCATCTATCCTAACTCGCAGTTGTTCATCTGTATTAGATGTTGAAAATATTCTAATTGGATTCAATGCTGAATCTCCATACTGCTCATTCTTTTCAATAAGCATTCCTTTGATATCATTACACTTCTCATGTATTAATAGTGCTACACCTTCAAGAGGTTTTCTTGTGTAAGGTTGTTGCATTGTTTGTGGAGGTGTATATTTGACATCACTCTTTCCACTAAACATTGTTATCTTCCTTTCTTTGTTATCTTCTTCATTTGTTCTTTTAATTTCTTTATCCATGTTAATCACGTTATTTTTTTAATGCTATTCTTGTTTCCACTCGTTTACACTTGTTGGAAATGACACAATGATATACATATGTTAGTATATGTTTACCACTTTGCTCTACTTTATTCGTTTCTCTCGTTTCCACTGTTTTTCATAGAGAGAGAAATAAATAAAGAGAGAGAGAAAAAAAGTATGTATGTATGTATGTAAATGTAGTAAATGATAATGTATATTATAATGATATACATATATTGTATATCTTATTCATTTTGTTCTACCTCTCGTTTCCACTTAAGTGAAAAGGAAGAATGTTAATCAAAATGAGTAAGATATTATTTAGTTATCTTATATTATATAGGATACTAGATACTGATATTTTTATCAAATAATACATATTGTATTAATAATGATTCTTTAATCATTAGTAATAATAACTGATGTCATATTGGTGGTAAAATATTTATCCTTTGAATAATACTGCTTTAAGTATTAATTAGGTTATTCTTGTACACGAATGATGTTTGGTCAGTTCCTACAAATCAAGTCGGCTAGGAGGGTATATAAAGGATGCCGTCAAGGGTTTCGGCAGCCTCTATTTTAAAACAATACACAACCATATGGTATTAAACGCTTTGTCAGTTTAAGACCTTAAAATAAAAAAAGGAGGAATAAGGCATTAAAGCCCTATTCCCCCAATTAGTACTCACAAAGAGTCAATCCGTTTTATTCTTCCTCCTGTGAAGAAATCCCTAGACCATCTAGAGAACCATCCCAACCTGCTTTGTAAAGCGTAGTTGCATTTTTACGAATTGTCTTTGTGAGTGTGCTTGCATAATCTGCACCATTTTCAAAATGAGTATTCTTACTCTTACCGTGAGGCAATAGTAATGCTTGAACACCGATACAAGAATCGAATGCATTTGCAAATGCTGTTTCAACATCTGCTACTATTGCATCCACTGTACTTAGAGCAGCAGCAGAAAGAATACCTCCACCACCTCTTCTCCAAGGATATCCATGACATCCTCTAAGAGCCTCTTTTAGAGTCTTAGTCATTTGTTCTTGCATCTCAGGTTTACTATCTCCTGTTGCAATTAATTGTACGGCTACAACTTTTAGACCTTCATCGAGTGAACCTCTATCATCTGCCGCTATCATTGTTTCTACTTTCTTTTTTGTATCTTCCCATGTTTCCATTTTTAACACCTTTATTATCATTAACTGATTGCCTTTGTGAGCATAATAATAGCCGATGTAGGGCTTATTAAAGGGTTCTATCAAAGTAGAACCATATGGTAGTATTTATTTAAATGTATAATGAAATATTATGTATTACAACCATATGGTGTGGTACTTTGAGAACACCCTTAAGTACCCTATATCCACTGTATATTATGTTAAGTGGGGTTGAATAGATACTTAACTAAGGAGATAAAAAGAGGAATTATTATGACAGATATGACAAATGAACAATGGGAAAGTAAGAAAACACTAATTGAGGCATGGTTTGAAAGCCATCCTGATTGGCAACAGAATATCGAGTTAATTGCAGTACCGCAATTAATCGCTGCTGCTGATAAGAAACCTGAGTCTAGAGATGCTCTCTATGGGGCTATCAGAACATGTTTCGCAGATATCGCAGACAAGCCATTTAGGTCAGGTAGAGGTTCAACTATGCCTGATGCTGTACTTATTGCAAGAGATGCGGTTTTATCCGCTTATCATGCTGCAATGGTTGTACTTTTCAATGAAAACGAATCAATACGCACACTAGAAATGAGACACGGTAAATCCGGTGGCGGAAATTATACTGATGCAACTGAGTTTGCTGATGCAAATACCGCAAGCCGTAGACAAATGATGAATAAAGCATATTCAGATTTTACCAAAAATACAGATAACGCGCCTTACCTTTGGAACGGGGAATCACCCGTTGTTTTGGTAAATGCTTCTTCTCAGGAGGAAGAATAAATAGTTAGGTAGTTTCAACCCTACTTAACACCTTAATTGGGCAGAAATGCCCTTTTTAAGGTTATAATACCGCAAAGCAAATATTACAACCATATGGTAGTGCTTTGACTGCTACCAGTTAAATACCCTATGACTGATGTATAAAGTGATAAATTATGACGCAAACAACTAATAATACAATACAAGAAACAAAACCTTACAGATATAAGTTATCAGTAGGACATATGAAATCAGGTTCAGCCCAAATACTAGTCATTAAGGAATTGACTGTACAAGGTGATGATTTCGCAGAATGTTTTTCTGAATTATCAGCAGGGTTGAAAGCCTTTCAAACAATGGAGTTGAAATAAATGAGTATAACATACAAAAGAACAATGAACATGAAATATGCAAACACGAAACTGAAAGATTATCATTATTATGAGTTATTACACGCATTAGATGATTGGGGTATTAATGTATCTAATATGTATGAAACATCTCCCGTTGGTAAATATGATAAAATAAAATCAACTGTTGTATCTGAATGTGTAGTTGATGGTAGAATAATGTTTACTTCACCATATCAATATATATCTGCTGGTATAGTTGAAAATATGAAAGATAATGGATGGGAAAATGTTGAGTTAAATACTACTACTGAAGAGGTTATCAATACACTTTGGCATGAACCAAAAGGTAATCAAATTAATTTTACAAATATGGCTACTGAGGAATTATCTAAGTTTGTAGGTAATTCTAATCATAATTATATTAAAGGACATTTTCTTCAATATTCTATTCCTGATGATGAAAAAGTTGTTTTAGTTTCTAAACTTACAAATTCAAGTGATGGTCTAATATTAACATTTAATATTAGTTGGGAATCTGCAAGAGTAAAGAAAGCCGCTACTATTAAAGAAAGAATGGTTGATAATATTATTTCTGATGTTGGTTTAATTCAACATATATTTGAAAGTGCTTTCCAACAATGTTTTAGAGATGTTGCAGATGAAGAAATTAACTTTTCACAAGAACCTGAACTAGAATGTTATTTTGAGCATGTTACAGAATCAAAGACAGAATGTAGTCCTGATATTGTAGCATTAACTAGAGAAGCAAGATTAAAACATGGTGATGAAGAATGAATGAATGTATATGTGGTAAAATAATATCAGCAAATAAATTATATTGTCGTAAATGTGGCGAAGAAGTTACACTATCATTACAAAGGGGTGAGGAATAATGCCTTATCCTGATAGTATGACTTCATATGACCATGAATATTTAGATGAACCTTATGATGAGGAGGAATAAGTATGTTAGAATATAGTATGAAATGTGGTGAATGTGGTTCAGCAATTGAAAATGATTGCACATACAAAAGAAGTGATATTAATATGTTCACTAGAAAACCAATGTCAACAGTTTGGTATATATGTATAAATGAGAATTGTGGTGTTAATCTACCTTTGGATGTGATATAATGTATAAAGTAGTAAGGAGTTACTTTGAAGGAAATAATAAAACAATTAAAACAGGACTAACTCTTGAAGAAGCACAATCACATTGTCAAGACCCTGAAACAAGTGGTTCAACTTGTTCAGATTTGAGTAAGCGTGGTATGTGGTTTGATTTTTATACGGAGGAATACTAAAATGAGAGATTATAGTTTTATGAGTAGGAATAGATATGAATACAACTCATTGGGTTATGTTGTTATTGGTGGAAAAATATGGCAAGTAATCTATTTGGTAGTACCAAATAGAGGGGCTTTCTATTTAGGTGAGAGGCGAATACAATGAGTATGTATTCATTATTCACAAAGAAACATTTTGAATGGTTAGTATGTATGATTGTTGAAATAGATGTACCACCTGATAAGGTAGATATCATAATTGAAAAACTAACAAAAACAAATAAGAATTTTAAACCTGCTAAGTTTAGAAAGGCTATTACAATTTATCGTAATCAGTCAGCAGGTGGAATATAAGATTCGAGTTCTCTTGATTATACATGAGGGATTTAATCGGCTTACGGTTAGATTAGATTGTTTGTGGATTCAAGCCTAATGTTTGTTAATAGGTACGCAACCCTGTTCAAGCCACTGAAGTTAGGTAGAGTAGAGAGATTAAGAATAAGGTGTGAGTATCAAAGAGGTGATACTCCTTAAAACTGAACCACGTTTATGAGTTCCTAACCGAAAGGTAAACCACTAATGCATGAGTGCTTTAGGGACAATAGGATATGAAAGCAGTTCCGCCTTATTATAAATTCAAAGGTCTGTAAGTTAAAAACGGTACAAGTACCAGCCCAAGAAAAGACGGTTAATGTTAAACAAAAACATTTACTAGTTAAGATAGAAACCTCTAGACCATGGCAGTAGGTAAACTATCTTCTCATTAAGTGTGTTTAACCTCTTAACCCGATTTTTCTTTATTTTTATGAGGTCTGCGGCAAAGCGCATACCATATGGTTGTACGTTTTTTATACCGTACCATATGGGTAGTAATTGGGGTATGGGTGCGTAGCAGGGTTCAAATTTTTTTTTATAAAACAATCAAAAAGATTTTTTTACTGTGATTAATTTTATCTTATTTAGTACAAAAGGCACTATATTTAATTAAATAGAAGGGAATATAAATATAATAGAATAAAAAAACGCTCTTGCATAAAGATACAGACATAATCTAATTGTGGTATTTGTAGCAACAAAATTCTAATTGTGGTATTTGTAGGAACTATAAAATGTGCTAACTGTACAATCTTATATCGGGAATGCATTGTTTTAAAAATAAAAAAAATCGCAAGTGGTAAAAAAATGACCGCCCATTTTTCGACAAATTACGGGGTTAACATTTTAAACCGGATAGAAGAGGCTAAAGTATGATACCTGCCGCCTTCATTCACATATTGCCTAACTGGGCGATTTGGGTAATTGATTTTGTAGGGAGATTTGGCCGTGAGTAATTGGTGGAATGTTATAAAACAGAACAAATTGGTTAATTTACCTAAGTTCAAAGTTAAACCGTTCAATACTCCAAAGCCGAACGAAGAAGATACTAGATGTAAAGATAAAATTATGGAAATTGCTAATTTTACTGAGAATTTTCAATTCCCTAATGAAATAGGCCAAGAGTTTGTCAAGGTTAAAAAAGAAACCACATATTATGGAAATGAAATTACTTATGGTGGTAAAAAATTAAATGCAAAACTTCACGCTTCTGTTAATGTAGTTAAGAGAGAAGCATCTATATCTAAAGAAGGTGACTTCAATAGCATACCTGAAGAAGTATTTTGTAGACTGTTGGATATGTTAAGTGGTGCTAATTTTAAATACAAAGATGAGGACAATGTTGGTGGAACGGGCTATCGAATAATGGCAGTTAAACTAAGAAATACCTCGGGTATTCAACAAGACATTGAAATTAGGAACGATATCGGTATCATTGTTTTGTGGGTAGGTTTACAGTTATTTTGGTCTGAATGGTCTGATTATAAACTAAATGAAGGTAGTAATGTTCAAACTTTATTTCATGTGGATGGTAAACAATCAGAGTTTATTGATGAGGAACTTAGCAAGTTAGCAGATGAAATGAGGTGGCCTATATGACTTGGTTTAATATTCTTAAAAATGAAATGCGGAGTATTAATTTACCCAAGTTTAAAGTTAAACCTTTTAATTTAAATAAACCTGATGAAGAAGATAATGATTGTAAAGATAGATTCTTAAATGAAGTATGGAAAAAATCAGAACAAACAAAACTTATTCACAATAATCCAAAAGGTAGCATACAAAGTTTATTTGATGATATTGAAAAAATGGCAGAACAAGGTGGTTTTGTATTTAGAATGGGTGACTCCATAACAGATGATGACGACCTTTTTTATGCAACATTAAATTTATATCCTACACTAAGTGATGGGTTTGCCGACCCTGATACATTTGTTGAGGTACGTATAATAGAAGATAACGACCAAGATAAAGAACAAGATGTTAACGAAATACCCGAAGAAGTTTATTGTAAGGCGTTAGATATGATTAGTCAGGGTTCTCCACAAAGGTATGGAACATATGTCGAAGAGAGTGTAGGTGATTGGAAAATAAAATATAAAAATATTGACCGTGTGATGGAAGAATCGCTAGGGATACGTTTGATTAAACGTAGAGTGATTACTATAAAAAAGGGTGGAGTAAATTATATTACACTTTGGAACACGGTAAGAGTGCGTACGACAAATTTTGGGGACTATGTGGAGAGGGTAAAGATGCTACCGAAATGGTTTAACGGTATTTCTGCGGCATTGATTAAAATAGAAAGACATTTTGAAGATATAAAAATAGAATGGTGATTATATGTGGTTTGATATTCTTAAAAATGAGATGAGAACAGTTAACTTACCTAAGTTCAAAGTGAAACCTTTTGATGTAAACAAACCTGATGAAGATAAAGATGACTGTAAAGATAGAATGTTCGCACTACAAAATAAAATACAAAATACCCCACTGTATGATGATAATAGTATATTCGATAAAGTTAGTAATGAAGGGAAAGATGGAGGAATTGAATATTATCGCGTTACTAGAGAACCATCTCCCACAGGTTATGTTGAAAAACGTGGCCCTGACCATTTTGTATCTCAATTTTATATATATCCTAATACTGGTACAAATGCACAAATTAAAGATGTTAAGAAAAAAAGTAGAATAACAATAACAGTAGAGGAAACAAGATACACAATGAATAAACAAGCAGAACAAATTCCTGAAGAAGTTTATTGTCGTGCTTTAGATTTAATTGCTCAAGTACCTACTGTCGTCAATGGTGGTAGTTTTATCAAAGAAACATATAAGGTTGGTGATTGGGAAATATATTATGACCCTAGAGAATATTATGGTGAAAATTTGGTAAATTTAAGTTTAAGAGATGGTGTAAGTAAAAGAAAAGGTCTTCACATACATTCAGATAAATACCCCTATGAGTTTCATATGAGTAATAGCATAACATTAGGTGTAATTGAGTGGGGGAGTGTGCCAATAGAGGAATATAGAATTGATGATGCTCTAAAACAAATTAAAAAACATTATAAGGATATAGAATTTAAATGGAATTAGTATGGATTGGGATTATTGGGAAGCACAATTATTAGGTTTTTCAAACCCCTATTACATAGATGGTAAAAAGAATTGGAATACAGAAAAACCCATGAAAGTTGCTTTCTTAGAATGGTTAGGAATGTATCATATTTTGGAAGAAGAATAGGCAGCATTATATCCTTTAGCCAATGTTGACTGCTTGCTAGTGATAGCGGGTTGTGGTCTAATGGTTGATTATCGTACTGTATTATCTTCTACTGGTTTCTTACCTATATTCAATAGATTAGGTGGATTTGTAGAAGAAACTGCTTTGGATTTATCGGGTTTAGCATTAGAAGATTTCAATAAGTTTACTGTTGGTGGACTAACAGAAGAAACTTTAGTTTCATTCGTTGTACCAATACTAGGAGAACCATTAACCCTTTCTTTACAGGCTGCTAAAGAGCAGATGGAAGAATTAGATGAAAATGAAGAACCTATGTCTTTAGATACATCAACTAAGGATTTAGGTGCAGAAACAATAAAACAATTAGAAGAAATAGGTCTATTTGATGCAGCAGCAGCAGAAATGGATGGTAAGATAAAAGAAAAAATATTACAAAAAGTTAAGGAAGGGGAATTATCTAATACTGAGCAACTTGAGTTAAAACGGCTTATTAACCATGCTTTAAAACAAATATCAGAATCATCTGAGTTTAAGAATTATGTAGGACATACCTTCATTAGAGCATACGATATGTTAATTGTTGAACAAATAAAAGATATGGGTGGATTAGAGGATTTAACTGCTGTTGACCCTGACCCTCCAAAAGATGTATCAGATGAGTTTGTTATAGAAGATGTAGAAACTTGGCAGGATAAAATGAGAGAATACAAATCATTAGATTGGAAAGATACCATTAAGAGGGAGTAAATTGGATTCGATGTTAGAATGTCACAACCATGACAATCTTATGAACTCTTTATTTGAAGAAGAGGAAGTAATTGAGTTAAATCCACCAAAGGCTCGTAAAAATCTTTTGAGGTGGCTAGTAAGTATATTGAGGTGGTAATTTGGAAAAGTTATCAGATTGGTTTGAACAATTAAAAATGACAGGCACAGTTTCTACTACTTCTGCCGCTACAAGTCCTCTTTTTAATAATAAAACTGTTAATAGGAGGGTAAAGCGTGGCAAAAAGAAAAAAACCACTAAAGAAAGTTGAACCTGTTATTTCAATGGGTACTGGTAAATCTCGCGTAGAGTATTCAGGTGAAGAGTTTTCTAAATTATTTAATGATTGGAAAACTGCCGCTAAAGGAGTTTCAGCAGCAAGTATGGGTGTAACTAGATTCAAGGGAACTCTTTATGATATTCTAATGCGACATGGTATTGATGGTAGAATAATGGGTAATTCAGGTCCAAAAGAAACACCGGGTTTGGCTAAAGAGATAGAACTTTTAGAAAGGATGGCGAAACAACCTACTTTCAGTCCACAGGAATCTAAAGAGTTTAAAGCGATAATAGGTAAGTTAAACGAACATGGGGCAACGGATAGTGATTTGAATCCTAGAAATATTGCATTCGAGGGTATTGTAGGTATTAGACCTAGAACTAAAAAACCAGTAAAGAAAACAATATATGGTCATTATAGAACTGATGATTATATTGAATATAGAACTGACTATAAAAACAAAGTTGAAAGTGTTAGAGCAGCAGATGATTCTTGGTGGGATACAAGTAAGGGTGAGGCTACACCACCAATGTGGCAAGCAATTTATGGTGATGGAAGTCTTTCACCATTTAATAAACCGGGGTTAGTTGCTGTTGTTACAGCAGGTGCTAAAGCAATAATAGATGTAGTACATCATATTGAAGAAGATGCTCCTGTAAAAATAGAACAGGCAGGTGCGGCAAAGTTTGCATATGAGGGTATTTCAGAAATTAGACAAATGATGAAAGTTATGGTTAGAGATGATGAGTTCACCACAAAGGCAGGAAACTTTGCTACTACTAGGGCTAGAACAAGATTAATGGGTACTCCTATCAATGTAGCAAATAATACTGAAAGTGAGAAAGTCAAAACACTGTTGAATGCTAAAGGTACTCCGGGGTTTGTTGAAGATTTTTATATTTATATTTCTAGAAGGCAGGTTAATCATATGGCTAAACTTGCAGGTTGGAAACCCCCTGTTAAAGAAGAACCCAAAGAAGATGAAAAATTAACAAGTGATGATAGAGAAGTTAAAGATTGGAGAACTATAATGAAGGTGGTAGTATGACTTGGGAAAATGTACTTAAGAAAAATTGTGGTTGTGGAGAAGACCCATGCAAAACCTATGGTATGGTAGTCGAAGTAAAAAAGGGAAAGGGCGAAAGACATTTCTTTGAAGATGGAGAACAGTATATTGGTGAAACACATAAACATCCTGATGGAACTTTAATGAGTGGTAAAGAACATGTTGAGGGTGAAAGTAAAAAATTGTATCATTTTTATGAGTTGAGCCAAGAAGCATTAAAACATCTAAGTAAAGAAACTACCGTGATAAAGGCAAAATTATCAACAGAAGCAATGCAGGAATTAAAAGGACATATGAAAAATGTGGCTGATACTATTAGGGTTATTCAAGAACAATTTAAAAAAACTCCTAGAACTGAAAAGAATCAAGAAGACCATGATGCAATGAGAAGAGTTTTGAATGATATTGCTAAACGGCTAATAGATTTTAGAACTTATTTAGATGATTTATTTATGATGGAAGATTTTGAGTTTGAAGATGTAAAAGAATTTGATACGATGTTAGATAGAATATGAGGGATGAGAAATGAGTTGGAAAAGATATCTTAAAAGACAAGATAGAGGGTTAGGTGATACCGTTGAAAGAATCACAACAAAAACAGGAATCAAAAAAGCCGTTGATTATGTTTCAGAAAAAACAGGTGTAGATTGTGGGTGTTCCACAAGAAAAGAATATTTGAATGAGAGGTTTAACTATGACTAAGTGGCAAGAGATACTAAAATTAAAAGGAAAACAAAAGGAACTAGATGCCGATAAGGATGGAGATATTGATGGAGATGACTTCAAAACATTAAGGGAAATGAAAAAAGAAAACAAAAAACCTATGGATAGAGTTTCTACTACTCCTTCCAAACTACCCCAAGATGAAGAGGCGGCAGAAAGAACAAAGAAAAACGAAGCGGATTTATTAGCAGAAATAATGGCTAGAAACAAAAAAGCAAAAGAAAATAGATAGGTGTTTCATTTGGTAACTAGAAAGCGTTGTGTCTTATGTAATCATGAGGACAGGTACGAAATTGAACATAGAGTCGAAGAATTACATATTAGTACAGACATTATAGATAGAGAATATGATTGGCCTAGTGGTACAACTTCTAGACACCAAAGAAATCATATGGGGGAATACGTTAACTCATCTAATCCTAAGTGTGGTTTATGTGTTAGTCCTATTAGAAAAGAATTAGAAGAACAATTACATGCAGGTAATATGACTCCACTTAAGGCCGCAGAAATTGTAGGATGCTCAGAAGAACAAATAGTGCGTCATGTAAAAAATCATTTGCAGCCCTTAGTTCAACAATCCGCAGCAAATATAATTGCTGTGAAGGAAATAGATGAGATAGAAACATTAGAAAGAAACATTGGTAGATTAGATACTATGATAGAATCATTATTTGATGAAGGCAGTACAGACCCAAAATCTATTGATAGTTTAACTAAACTTGCTAGAGAGATTAGAGAGAGTCTAAAGTATGTTATGGAGTTCAAAGGTAAACTTGTACATAAGAGGCAAGATACAATTATAGTTGCACAAATGCAAATAGTGCAAGAAGTATTAGCACAAAATCATCCTGATGTTTGGTTAGATGTTAGAAATAAGATGGAGGAGAAGTTACAATGACTAATTTAGTAAAAGCACTTCCGAGACAGACTGCTAATGATTATATGAGAATTTTAGTCAATCTCTATACTGATAAACAAATGGATAAATTCATTTCGGAGACTGTTGGGGCAAATGTTACAGGTAGAATAAATGCAATACAATATTTTTTAGATAATCCTGAATCATTTTCTGAGATTAGAGAAATTGATGGAGTAGATGATAGGGCTAAGAAAATACTAGAAGCAATTAAAGGTATTAAATCAAATGAGCAAATTGGTGGTGCAAAAGGTGGTAAGAAGGGAAGTCTATTCGATGATATATTAGAGAAGTTTAAGTCGGGAGATATACAATCTTTACCAAATTGGTCTAACTCTCCTGAAGCACCTGAGACAAGAAGAAATAGGGTAAAGAATGTAAGAGATAATAAAACAAAATTGTTTGATGCAATCAAAAATTTTGACGAAGCAAAACAAACTCAAGCATATGAAATGCTGAAAAATACTTACAAAATTGATAAACCTGCACCCGATACATATACAATAAGTGCTAGACCTAATTCTCAAAAAATGATTGCATATTTGAGAAAAGTTGTTACTAGTAGTAATATACCAAAAAGAAATAAAATGCAAATTCTTGGTGGTACTGAAGATAGTATTTCCGTAGGGAAAATCAAAGAACTATTTGGAAATGATTATAATGAATTATTACCTACTCTAATTTACATTATAGAAACTAAAAACTTACCTATTGATTCTTCCGGTAATCTAGAATCTAGAGATTTTCAAAAACCCAAAACCAAACTATCAATTGCTACTAAACAGGCTTTGAAAGGGTTGAGAGGTAGTGACGCTCCTGAAGGATTAAGAAAAATAATGAGTAACATAATAAGTACCACTAAAGAGAATATTAAAAATAAAAAGGTATATCAAGATAATAAGTTCCTAGAATCTATTGCTAAAGATGTAGATTTGAGGAAACAATTTGAAGAGTATGTAAGGAGGTTATCTGCAAGTGTAACTTTGAATAAAATACCTGCTCAAGATTATCTCGATTTATCAAGTGAAGAAGATAACGAAACATATGATGAATATGGATTTGAAGATGCTCAAGATTTTGAAGATTGGTTAACTGCTTATGATGAAAGAGAAAAGGCTTTTTCTGCTATGGAATTAAGAGGCGGTGTTTATGTGCTATCATCTGTAAATGATTTAATGCATTTATCTGATTTATTTACAGAAGAAGATGTTGATTTAAAAGAAACATTCATGAACATAAATAGACTAAAATATACAAATTTTAATACACGATTTAGGCTGTTTAAAGATTTAATCCCTATGTTAGATAGTATAAATCAAAGCACTGGCACTCCTATGGTAAAAGACTTTAAGACATATTTTACTAAATTCAAAAGGGATGTAACACGATATGATTCTTTAGAAGAATATAATGAACAAAGAAATGAATATTATGAGTTAATGTTAAAAGAACTAATTAATAACGGTGGGTATAGTAAGATACGTCAAGGGCTGCGAGAAATAATTTATGATTCTATGAAAAAAGTCGTAGAAGATAATTATAGAGTAAATGTTCAAGGTGTTACTGAACCCATAAAAATCTTAGAAAATTTAAAAATAGCAACTAAGAAAGTAGAAAGTAGTGAGGTGGAATCGGATGAGTGAGCAGTTTGATACTTGGTTAGAAGATTTAGATTTCTTTGATGAAGTTATGGAAGTAATTTTGAAAGGTAGAACTATTGCATTAAATTCAATATTAATGCCTTATGTTACAGGTGGTTCTGAACAAGAAGATGTTGATATTAAATCTATAAGAAGAGATTTTATAAAACATGTAAGAGAAACTACATCTGCTAAAAACCTAGCCTTCGCCATTCTATTAGCAGAAAAACAAGATAATCCTGAAATGGGTATGGCAGGTAAAATAACTAGAGGGTATGATATTAAAATTAATCCTAAATTTTTTGGAAGTACAGCAGATAAAGAAACAGGAGAGTTTTCACCAACATCGTATAAAAATGCAGTAAGAGATGAGATAAGTAAATACAAAGGGTTTGCAAAATTTCCTGAATCAACCAAAAGAAAAGTGTTGGATTTATTCTATGATTATGCTAGAACCTCATCAGAAGGATTCAAGGCTGCCTTCGGAGATATTGCCTCGACAGATACAATCATTAAAGACACTCTAAGACCTATTTTAAGAAACCTACTCTTTGATGGTAAAAGTGTTACAGTTAAAACTGCAATCAAAGGAATTAAAACTCCAATTAATAAAATATCTTTATCTGATGAAGGAAGGGACAATTATTTGAGTGACCCTGTAAAGTTAAACGCTCATATTTCACAACTAGAAGATTTAACTAATAATTATTCACATTTGAAAACACGACTATCAACAATTCTTAGGAAATTGAAATCTATTAATGTGTCAGGGCAAGAGGATATTAAGAAAGTAAGTGTTGATTTATTAGTTGGTTCTCTATCTTTAAAGTCATTAGATAGAAGAGATAAGATATATGATTATTGGGAAAAGAAACATTCTGATTTTGAAAAATATATTTCTTCTCAAGATGAGTTTATAGAAGCATATGAAAAATATCTTTCTAGTGAAAGAGTGTCTGAGGAGAATATGCCTAGCATTCTTCAACGAATCGCACAACTCAAAGATAATCGTTTAACTAATGAAGATAATTATATTGTTAAAGTACCTAAGCAGCGTATTGAAAAGGATGATAGAAGTATTCAGGCAATATTATTATTAGGAGATTTTTTAGAAGGATATTTGAAAGACCAAGAGGCGTTTCAAAGTATTGAATTAGATACTGCTACTTCTGCTGCGAGTGATTATGATTCAATGGATGTTAGGATAGAACCTGAGTTTGCAGAACAATCTACAAAAACTCAAACAGATTTAGCAACTAGAGAAGCGTTTGGTAATAAAACTGAAACCGCATTATTCCAAGATATAGAATCTTTCAAAACTCTAAAGGAAGTTGACCCACTATTTCAATATGTTTGGGAACAAGGTGCTTTTGGAAGAGTCGCTGCGTTCAAGAAAGATATTCAATCATTGAAGCGTAGGGCAAAAAAGTATGCTACTAAAATAGATGTAGAGTTAAATGATTCTGATTTTAATAAATTGGAAAATTACATAGATGATTTAGAAGAGTTTGCTACGGAAGATAAAGTAAAGGACTTCTATTATCTCCCATTAACAAACAAATTAGTTGATGAGTTTAATCTAGAAAATAAAGAAGGTCTAAATAAAAAATTATTAGAACATTTTGATATAATGTATGATATTCTAAACTTGGGAACTGCATCAGAAAAGGCTGCTATGCCTACTGGCGCAAGAACAAGTGCAGGTAGAACTGGTAAAGATGATAAATCAAGAGCAAAAGAACAAACATATTCTTCTTTATTTACTGGAAGGAAAGGGACTAAGTTAAAGGAAGTTTTGACTGAAATTGAAAATGAGTATGATGACTATGTTGATGGATTAATAGATTATGTAATTAGACCATTACTTAGTGAAAATATGCCTTTCGATGATGAACCTGAATATGTAACTAATAAGGTGATGGACTTTTTCATGTCTCAGGAAGGAAAAGAACCTACTGCATTCACAACATTATTAGCGCGTTATGCTGAAATGGGTACTGCAACATTATCAGTTAAGGCATTGACAAGATTAACTGAATTATTAGAAGAGATTGGGAATGTTGCACCCGGCTCAAGATTATCAGGAATAAAATCTAAAATGGAACTTGCCGCTAAACAATTAGATTTAATTTTTGAAACACAACATACCAAAGACATAGATATTGAGTTTGGTGCAGCACTTCAAGAAATAAAGGAAAAAAATAATTTGAATATAGATGTAGAGTTTAATGGTACACCTGTTGAGGAATTAGCAAAAGAATATAACAACGATAAATTATATCCTTTGGCAGTATTAGTTAAACATATTAGAAAAAGAAGAGGTGATTATCAAGGAGATGCTTTGTTGAATCCTAGAGCAAAAGATTCAGGATTGGCTTCGTCAGGATATGGTAAAACTAAAGAAGGTACATCTGCAAGTAGAAACTTAGTGGCTTCATTTTTACAAAGTTATGATAATTTAACAACCAAGGGATTACTTATCAAAAGTAATATTGAAGTTAATTTATTAGAATCACATGACTCTATTAGAAAAATGTTGAATAAGCCAGTGTATTATGGTATATCTAAACTAGATAATTTTTACCATGTTAATAGTGCCATCAATAATGTACATGATATGCACAAGATAGAATTGACTGCTAATGATATAGAATCCATTGTTACTGAATTAGATTCAATGTCGAGTATTGCTAAGAAGCATGGTATATCTGAAGAGGCAGTATATTATTTGAAAGGTAACTTTAGGTGATTAAATGGAAGAAGAAAAGTATCCCGAATTACCTTCCACTAATTATGCTGCTGATGATATTTATTTTAAAACAATGTCAGAAGATGAAGCAATCCAAATTTTTACAAAAGATGGCTATACTGGATTTAAATCTCGCGCTAATAGGTTTAGAAATACTCCTAAAGATGGTAAGTTTGCAACACAACCCTCAGTACATCATATTGCATATGAAAAAGATACAGATAAGCCAGTAGGTGTGATTGGTTATGCTCCATATAAAGAGTTTTTATTAGGTTCAGGAATACATGTTAGAGATACTTCTAGAGGTAAAGGATTAATGAAATTATTATTTCGTGAAATGATTAGAGTAAAAGGTAATAGAAAACTTATAGTAAATTTTTCAAGTAAAGTTGCTATGAAACATTATCTATCGGAAGGATTTAGGCAATTGGATGAATCAGAATTACCTGATGAATTAATTAATGAGATTTCTATTGGTGCAGCAAATGGTAATATAGGCACATTAGAAAAATATTATGTTCATAGTTCTAGTTGGTGGGCTGCAATAAAAACTGAGGTAATATAATGGATGTATGGTTTGAAGTTTTAAAGGCTAAAAAGAAAAAACCCCGCAGACGTAAAACTCAAAGGTCGGGTAAAAAACAAGATGCTTGTTATTATAAAGTTAGAAGGCGTTACAAGAAATGGCCTTCTGCTTATGCCAGTGGTGCTTTAGTTCAGTGTAGAAAAGTTGGGGCAAAGAACTGGGGTAATTCTGTAAAGAAAGGTGGAGATAATTTCAAAAGAGAAAAAGATGAAGGATTACACGGTTGGTTTTCTAGAAGAGGTGGAAAAGAAAAAGGTGGTAAAACTCAGAGAGGTTGGATAGATTGTTCTAGTTGTGGTCAAAAAGGTGGGCCAAAACCTTGTGGTAGAAAGGATGCATCTAAAGGTACTAAAAGAAGATGTAGGCCAACATGTGCAGCATGTAAAACATATAAAAGAAGGAAGGGTACAGCATGAGTTGGTTTGACGTAGTTAAAGAAGGGCAATGTACTAGGGCTACAAAAAAAACATCATCTACTCGTAAGGGTAAGAAATGGATGAAGTGTGTTCCTAACGGTAAGGGTGGATATAAAAGAGTACATTGGGGTCAAAGAGGAGTAACTGTTTCAGGTAAAAGAGATGGTAAAAGAAGAAAATCGTTTAGGGCAAGACATAAATGTTCTACGTGTAAAAGAAGTGATTACTCCGCTAGATGTATGGCTTGTAGAGATTGGTGATATAATGGAACTAGGTAGTACGGATTTTATGACTTCTATGGATATGGAATTATCCAAGACTTCTTTTCCGTATTTTTTTAAGAATGTATTAGGAATGATGTATCCTGAATATATGCAAGAATGGTTAGAGTTAATGCAGAGTACAGATAGAACTGTTATTGTTTGTAGTCGTGACCATGGGAAATCCGTCTTTATGCATAGTTGGGTAGTATGGAATCTTGTGTTTCAAGAACCACCTTTTCAAATGCTATACATATCTTCTAACCAAAAACAGACTTTAGTACATATGCGTGAAATTGATAAATATTTTAATCTTCCACAATTAAAAAAATTCAGACCTTCTAGAGGTTGGGCTATTGGGAATATTCAACTGACTAATGGTAATGCAATTTTAGAGCGTTCTGTTGGTTCTCAAATTAGAGGACTTCACCCTCAAGAAATAATTATTGATGACCCTTTGAAAGAGTTTAGTTTATCAGGTATTCAAAGAGTTACAGATTGGTTCTTTGGAGATATGATACCGACATTACACCATACTGCAAGTTTGAGAATGATTGGTACTCCTTTTACATATACTGATATATTTTCACAGTTAGAAGAGAATGATGCTTATACTGTTAGAAAATATCCATGCTTAAATTCAATGAATAAACCTCTTTGGCCTGAAAGATGGGACTATGATGCATTAATGCAAAGAAAATCGGAAATAGGGTCATTGAAGTTTACTAGAGAGTATTTATGCATACCAGTTTCAACCGGAACTGCACTTTTTGACCCTGATTATGTAAATAAATGTAAAAATAAAGAATATGTGTTAAAATTAGGCCATCGTAAAGATAAAGGATACAAATATTACGTTGGAGTTGACCCTGCTATCTCTACTGATGGTGATTATAATGTAATTGTTGTTTTAGAAGTAGATGAAGAGAAAAATAAAACAATTGTTCATGTTGATAGAGCAAAAAATGTTGAATTTAGAGAAAATATTGAAAAAATAAGAATAATAGGCCAAGTTTTTGAGCCTGAGCAGATATTATATGAAACAAATACATTTGCTAAGGCATTTACACAAGAATTACGCAGTTTGACTGATATGAACATCAAAGACTTCAACACAACAAGAAAAAAGAAGCAAGAAATCATATTAAATCTACAAATGAACATAGAAAATGGTAAAATTAACTTTCCTTATGGTGATAATAACAGTAGGAGTATGACTACTGCATTAATTGAAGAATTATCTATGTTTTCTATAACAGAATCCGGCAGATTTGAGGGTGTAGGGGCGCATGATGACTTAGTTATGGGATTAGCATTGGCTAATGCTGCTACTCAGTCTCCTACTGACTCCTTTATACTACTGGATGACCTCGGAGTGTTTGATGCGCCACAAAAGCCATCTATAAATATGAACACAGGATTGATGGGATTGAATTTTTAAAAAGAGGTAAATATTATGGCGACTCCTAATTCTGAACAACTACAAGCATTAACAGACAAAGTAAAGGAAGTTGAAGAACTTACTGCTGAGCAACGTCAACTAGAGCAGGAGATGGAACTAGAGGCCAAGATGTTATGGCTCGATGGTAGGCCATTATCTAGCCACAATGATTTAGTAAAAGAATTTGCAGAAGATTTCAATATGTCTTATACAAAGGCAGATAGAATATTAGATTTATCACTTAAGGAATACACAATAGAGAGTAAGAACATTCCTGATTTGGTTAAAGATATGAGAATGTTCAGAAGAACCCTTAAGGGTGAAAAAAGGTTGGATATGAGTAAATCTATTGATAATTTAATAGATGCTTACGCAGACCATTTAGATAAGAGTATTGATAAGATTTATTGGGCTAGTCCATATAAATCTATAATTAAAGATATGACTTGTTCGGAATCACAGATAATCAAACTTAGCAAAATTCAAGATATAGATACCAAAAGACAGGTTATAGATTCTCTTTGTAAGTATTGGGAGAATAAATTAGAAATAAAAGATATGCCTTTAAATAAACAATATATTTCTATTAGTAAAGAAATGACAACAGCAAAAAAAGATTTTAAGAGAATTATAAAATCTCAAAGTTCTACAAAAGGAATTAAGAAAAGGATTAAAGAAAACATTTTGAAATCTGTTTGTAATTCACCGGGAATATCTTCTAGAGAAATACACGAAGCATTACCTGATAATCTTAAGAAAATGTCTTCTCCTCAAATTATTTCTAAATTAGCAATTAGTCAAAATATTACTAATGTGGATGGAGCATATTATAAAATAAATGATGATATTAAAAAGAATGTTTGGGCTTATACTGCGGCATTCATAGATTCTGATGGATATATTACTATGGATAGAAATAACAATCCTAGAGTTGGTTTAGTTGCTACGGGAGATAGAGGTAAGGCTTTCATGTTAGAGTTACACAAGTGTTTAGGTATGGGTAGATTACATTTAGACCAAAAATCTCCACAAGATACTAGACCTGTAAACAGATTAAACTTCTATTCTCAAAAAGATGTGCATGATTTATTGACTAAATGTAGGCCACACTTTAGAATGAAAGGCCCGAATGCAGATATATTATTAGAGTTGGTTAGAATCAAAAAAGGATTTAAAAAACAACCTTGGGCTAAAGGTAGGATGGGAGAATTATTTAAATTAATGAAATATCATAATCATAGGGATAATGTAAACTTTGACTTTTCTGCTTTTGATATTGATTTGGATTCTATAAGTAAACTAGAAGAAAATTCTAAAATGAGTTGGATGGATAAGTTAGAGAGAGATGATGCCTCAAATCTGATAGGAGTAAATAGCACATAAAGGAACTTTAATATGTGTTTGGGAAATCGGATAATTAATAATTAGGGGGATAAGATATGGTAGAAGAAAAAAGAAGATTCAGCATAACGAATCTATTCAGAAGAACAACCCCAAGACCTGCTGACCGTAAGGTGTTTAATCCGGGTATTCAGGAGAAAGATAATTCCTATATGTTAACTGCACCTATTATCTATCATATAGCAAATCAATCTATAATAGTTAGAACTTGCGTTACTCAATTAAAAAATGAAATATTTAGAAGAGGGTATGTTTGGGAAGAAAAGTTTGTCGCTAAGTGTGATGACTGCTGTAAAGAACATAAAACCCCAACAATCGAATGTGTAGATTGTGGCTCTACAAACTTGTCTAAACCTAATCGTGACCAACTAAAATACGCATTATCATTTATGGAGGGGTATGTCAACAAATCAGAACAATTGTTTATTGATGTACTTAAGGAGTTAGAAGATGATTTGAACATAATGGATGATGCATACTTAGTCTTAGTTAAGGAATATTTCTTAGATAATGATTCAGAAGTAATGATGCACCGTATAAAGGAAATCTATCGAGGCGACCCAGTTGGTATGCATATTTATGCTGATGAGTTAGGTGAAAGAGGCAATGAGGGATTTACCTGTTTAAGGCATAGAGATTTCATTAGTGATACTCCGGTAGGGTCTTGTCCTCATTGTGGTACATCTGAATTATATCCTATACATTATGTTAATAGAGTAAATGGTGAAGAACAATATTTCTTAGAAGGTGAAGTCTTACATTTTAGTAAATATACACCTAGTAGGCTATATGGTCTATCACCACTAATTACTTTATGGAATAGTGTTACAACACTTATTGCTATGGATAATTATATCAATTCATCATATACTAAGGCAAGAATGCCTAGAGGATTACTTGCAGTACAGACTAGAAATATAGAATCTATGAAATCTTTTTGGAAAGGCGTAAAAGAAAAGATGGAACAAGACCCACACTTTATACCTGTAATGGGTATTGAATCAGAAGGTGGTAAAGGTTCTATTGAATGGATTAAGTTTATGGATAGTCTAAAAGAAATGGATTATGTCTCAGTCAAAGATGATTTGAGAGATAGGGTATCAGGTTTCTATGGAGTAAGTAAAATATTTATGGCTGATAATTCTTCTAGTGGAGGATTAAATAATGAAGGTATGCAAATACTTGTTACTAATAGAGCAGTAGAAATGGCTCAAACAATTTGGAATAATTATGTATTTCCTTTTGTAACAAAAGAGTTTGGAATTACCGATTGGGTTCTAAAACTTCCACCATCAGAAGAAGAAGATGAAGTTGCTAAATTAAGAAAGCGAGAGATTGAAGTTAATATTGCTGCATCTATTAAGAATCTAGGGTTTGAAATTGACATGGATGATGAAGGTAGATTTTCCTATTCTAAACCTGAACCTAAACCGGAACAAGCAGATAAAGGTGGAGAGGGAGAAGGGGAAGTTGAATTAGACCCGTATGCAGGTACAGATATTGATGCAAGTCAATTAGGACAAATGCAAGAAGAGATGATGAATCAAGGTAAAAAACAAGAGAATCCTGCTACAACTAGAAATAAACCTAGTATGGATAGTGGGCCTGATAAAAGATTTAGTGGTTTACCTGAAGCAGCCGGAAATCAAAATGTTGATAAAAGAACTGAAAGAAGGGTAGGTTAGTGCCGGAGTTGTTATTCTAGCATATTTAAAAAAAGGTGATTAAATGACTGAAAAAAGTGTAAGACAATTAGAAAGAGAACTAGCAGAAGCAAGAGCAAAAGTGTATAATGCGCGTAAGGTAGAAGTGAATAGAGATTTAGATGCAGTAGGTATTGATTTGTCTAGAACAGTAGAAAAGAAAATTCCTGACAGCAATGATATTCCTGACGTAATTTTAATGCCAAAGAGAAAAAGAAATACAGAAAATAAGTGGTAAGTGTGTCTATACTATTGAAAGCAGATATTCGCGGTCATAAAGAGCCTACGGCTAAAACTGCTTTTGTATTAGACCAAATTAAAAAAACATTTTCTCCTAAAGTAAAAGATTTATTGTCTAGTAAAGTTCCTGATAACTTCGTTAACAATTTGGAAAATGTAGTTAGAGTTACTGATGGTAATTGGAAAGATAGGCTTCGAGAATCTTTATCTGATGACTTGATGACTGCTTCAGGTGGATATAATAGATTAGGTTCACAAAATTTTAGAGATTCAGGAGAACCTGTAAGAGAACCTAAGATAGATATGAGTAAAATATTTGTAGCCATTACAGCACATCGTAAAGTGTTTAAACAAATTCTAAAAATTAAACAAGATAATGCTGCTATGTTTTTATTAGCGGGTATGTCTGATGATATGCGTTCAGAAGAAAATCAACAACAATTGGATAATTTTGTAGAAAATTTAGAAGAAGGTTCAGATGAAAAGGCTATCTATGATGCGTTTGTAGTCGATGAAAATATATTCAGTAAATTAGAAACTGCTATATCTACGCTCGATAAGTTAGAAGACCAACTATCTAGAAAAGAAAGAGGTTCTTCTAGTGATTATTCTTTTATCTCCACATTAACTAATTTACTTAATAGATATGGTAAAGACTCTAGAATAGAAAATTATAGAGGTGAATTGGATACATTACAAAGTGAGTCCAGACTATTTTCTCAAAAAAATGTATTTAAATTTCTAGATAAATATGAACAAGGTAGACACCCTGTTAGATTGTTAGAAGTATTAAATGATGAGTATTCTGGTAAAACAGGAATAGAATTGTTGAAAGAAATATTTACTAAGAAAGGATTTAAATTAGAACAAATAAAAGTTGGAGATACAAAACGATTAAGAGGGTTTATAGATTTAAATTATAGAAAGGTAGCAACAGATATTAAACAAGCAATGAATCCTGATGCTACTAAATCACAGGTAAAAATATTTACTGAAATGAAAGAGTCTAAGATTATTGATTATGCTGATGCAATAGAAATAAGACTTGGTGATTTACTAGATGATGAAGAGGCTAAAGAATCCTATTACTTGGCTGAACCTGACCCTATGTTTGATGAAGAAGGTTTACCTAAAGATGTTAGTATAGGTGTAGCAGATATAAAAGATGAAGATTATCGTATGGAATTAAAAAGAACTACTGAATTATATGCATTTATGTATTATTTAGCAGAATTAAGGGAAATCTCTTTAGATAAGTCGTTCTTACGAAATGATGTACATACTGTTGAAGTTGAGTCTTTGCCTGAAAAGTTTGCTATATTAAGAGAAGTCATGGGTGATTTAGAATGAGTTGGAAAAATATAATTAAATATAAGTATTATCCTTATCCTGAAGATGAAGATGCAGAGTTTAATAGAGTTAAAGTAAAAAGGGAAGGAAACAAAAGTAACAGCGAAGATGGTGTAGCGCCATATCAAAGTGATATTGGAGATGCTTTGGCAGATATAATTAGAGATGTTGGATTAGATGAGTTTGAAGATACGTTATTAGTGGCTAATGATGGTCTAAGAGAAAAAGATGAGTTTGAACTATCTAAAATTAGAAAACTTGCAAGACTCTTAAAAGAGTTTCAAGAGTTTTATGATGGTAGAGAATCTAAAGTATTTGGCTATGATATAGATAGTAGAATGAAAAGGTGATTTAGAATGAGTTGGCAATATACACTTCAAAAAGCAGATAGTGGTTTATTGGAAAAACTAGAACCTAAAGAAAAAAAGAAATTGAAGAAATTACTTCAATCTACTCAACCTTCTGAATATTTTGGTCAAGATTTAACTAAACTATCTACTCTTATAGATGAGATGAAGAAAGTTGAATTAATTAAAAGTGATAAGAAACTAACTAAAAAATTAAATGGGTTTGATGAAAAGAACTTAAGTATTGTAGCGTCAGCAGCAGAACTAAGGAAGGATTACGAGACTTTGTATAATCAGTTACGAAGTATGGTATATCCAAGTAAGAAAGGTGATTTGAAATGAGTTGGGAAACGACATTGAAGAAAGAACGTAAGGTAGCAAGAGATATAAGAACATTTATAGGGATTTTAGAAAAGGAAGTAGATAACTTCCTAAATAGGAATGTATTTGATGAAAGCGATTATACCGAAGAAAAATTAAAACAATTACAAGGAGATATTGATAGTGGAGAGGTAATGGCAGGTCTTGGCCGTTTTCTTAAAATAGAGTTGAGCCTTGATGGAGACGGGTTTTATATTGATGTTGCAGAAAAAGATGGTACAGAAGTAGTATCCTTTCAATTTGATTCAGATGGTAAATTAAAGAGGAGGGGTTAAATGAGTGAAGAAAATGAAATGCTTATGCTAATGAAAGAGTTAGTTGATAAAGTGAAAGCACTAGAAGATACAGTATATAGACAAGATAATTTATTAATGAAATCAGGATTTGTAGTTTCTACATCTCCTAAACCTGCTATGGTAAATGGTGCTGCTCCTTCAAGTGATGTAATATCTAAAATGGATTGGGATGATATTCACAAAATTGTGGAAAGAATTGAGGGGTGAAAAAAATGCCGGAAAGAGTAACAAAAGAAGAAAAAATGATTGAACTAGCAATATTGAAAGCAAAAGAAGTTTTGGCTGAATTTAATGATGGAACTACTGTTGCTAATGACCAAGATGTTATGGGTGAAGAAGTTAAGTTGAAAAGCCCTCCTAAAAATCCTAAAGAAGAAAAAATAGCAAATCCTACTGGTGAAGAAGGATATGGTTACGTTGGTAAATCAGTAATGAAAGATTTCTTATCTGATGAAAGAGATAGAGAAAAACAAATGAGAATTAGAGAATTGCAGAAAGATTTAGATGATGTTAATACTGAACTAGAAGAATTAGAAATTACAGGTTCAGATAAAAATTCTATGGGATTTGATGCAACACAAGGTAGAAGGCAGAAAAAACTATTAGAAGACGAACAAAGATTGACTCAACAGATTGGTGATTTACACGATTCTTTGGGTAAAGCAATTATGCTAAAGAGACTATTAACAGTAGCAAAAGGATTAGATTTAGTTAGAAGTTTAGAAATGGATAGTATTGCAAAAGGAGAACTAGAAGATTTGGATGCTCAGTTTATAGAAGCATTTGAAAAATTTAATTCTAGCCCTAAAAAGGACTCTGATTTTGCTAGATACGAAAAAGAATATTCAGAACTAAAAGCACTAGTCAAAAAATTAGGTTTAGAAGGCACAACTTATATGGATGCTGAACATGGTGGCCGCGCTCAAATGGAAAGAAAATATGGGTTTAATCTACACGAATAGAGTGGTTAAATGTCAATTTCAGGTATAGTATTTGAAAAGAAAAAAGATGTGCTAACAAAGCGCGTATTAGATTTTTTTGAGCGAACTAGATTTTCATATTTATCTGCATTAGAAGACCCAAAAGAATACAGTAAAAAATGGAAAAAAACTGTAAAGTCTATACGGACTCAATTTGATTCTTTAGATGCTTTTACAGGATTATTAAAAAAACATTTGGATGAAGATATTTTATTTGATGAAAGGGTAGAAGATGTAACTTCTACGCAAGCAAAAAAATTATATGATGCGGTTAAATCATTGAGATTTGAATCTAAAGAAATAAGCGACCCGTTTGCAGAACAGTTAGGTGATAATGTAGTAGATACATTACTATCTAATGATAGTGTATATGCTGCATTTATACATTATGCATTAAGAGCGCACAATGTTCCATTGCCTTCTGAGGCGTGGGAAAAACATGGTCTTCTTCCTGATGAAATTACTCAGGGTGCTATGGGATTAGATTTAGAATCTAAAGATATTCCATTATATATTTCTGAACACTATGGTGAAAATAAAGATACTAAGAGAATTAAAACTAAGTTTAGTAGTATGTTGTCTCTTTTAAAGAAAGTATTTTTAGAAGAATATACTAATGTACAATGGAATAAGTTAGTTGATATTAATATAAAAAAATCTGATGATACTAAATCAGAAGAAGAAAAAGCAGATATTAATTTTATAATTCCAAATAAACCTATGTATAGAATATTTGAATTAAATGATATGGAACAATTAAAAGGTTTTAGTGGTGAATATGTTGTCCAAGAAAAATATGATGGGATGAGGGTTCAGTTGCACAAGATAGATGGTAAGATAAAAATATATTCTTATAATCAAAAAGATATTACTGATAAATGTCCTGAACAGGTAGAACAATTAAATAAAAAACAATTTGGAGATTGTATATTAGACGGAGAACTAATGTTATTTAGAGGTGAAGAACCTTTACATAGAGCATCAGTAATTAATTATATGTTCAAGAAACCCGTAGATGGATTAAAACTTAGACTCCATGTATTTGATATAATGAGACATGAAGAAAGAGATTTAATGGATGAACCATTGAGAGAAAGAATTAATATTTTAATGTATCAATATTCACAACATTCCTCAGAAGATTTAGCATTCCCGTCTAAAAAAGATACTAGGATAGCAGATTCTATCAAAGAAGTAGGTACTTATTCTGAAACTATAATGCAACTACCTGCGTCAGAAGGTGTAGTGATTAAAGATATAGAATCTACTTATCAGATAGGTAGTAGAAAAAATCCTAAATGGGTTAAGTGGAAAAAGTTTGTTGATTTAGATGTTGTAGTATTAGATTCTAAAAAGACTAAGAGTGATTTATATTCTTATACTATTGGTATTGGGCCTGTAACCGCAGAACAATCAAGAAAATACAAAACTACGGAATTAAAAGAGAAAGCATATATTCCTGTTGGGAAAGCGTTGAATACAAAAGAATCTGTTGAGGTTGGTGAAATAGTTAGGGTAAAGGTTGATGAAGTAAAGAAAACTAAAGAAGGATTTAGTTTGTATTCTGCTAAAGTAATTGAAATACCTGAAGTTACTGAATCTGATAAATTAGCAACTTTAGAATTATTATCTGATAAAACTAAAAAATCTATTTGGGAAGATTTAGATAAACCATTTAAGTATAGATTGAAAGGTGTCAAAAAGATGTATATTACTGATGATATACATGGTGAAGCAGAAATATTATTGAAAAATGATTTAGATGGATTTACTATTATGGGTTTTAGTGGTGACACCTTGATGGAGAAAAAGGCGTTGTATGATATTGATGTTTGGAAAGAAGATTTGAAAGCAGCCATAAAAAGTATGCGTTCTGAGTTGAGGTTATCAATAAAGAATAAATTATTAGAAATGGATGAGCCAGTTACTTTTGAACAAATAGTAGAGTTTGTTAAAGAACATCATATGGATAAGTTTGAAAGCACTGCTTTTAATTCAGATTTGAAAAGATTAAAGAAATGGTTAATTAGACAAGAAGATATTGTGTATAATAAAACAGAAGATAATTTTGTGGCTAATAATGATACAATAGAAAAGCAACCAAAAAAAAATCCTAAAGAAGCAAACTTTGTAATTCAAAGAAGAGAGGATAATAATTTAGATTTTATTATTGAAACATCAGAAAAAAGTATGGCTTGGTTATTTGATATAGAAACAACATCTGATGTTTATAACTTATTTGGTAAGTCTGGTAAGTTTCCTGCTAAAATAAGTTTATCGGGTATTAAAGAAGGTAAAGTAATTGATAGTGGTAAATTAATACTAGGAGTACAAAAGGATGGTTATCATGAGTATAAACTAGAAGGTGATAAGTTTGATACTAGATTACATGTTAGGGTTGTACCTTTAGATGGTAAAGATACTTGGGTTACATGGACTGGTAAAAAGCAAACTATGTTAGATACTAAAGAAGATGAAGGAGTATGGGATATTACACTTGACAGGTATAAAAAATTAGACTTACCTGAATCTGAAACCGCTTAGTTAATATAGTCGTTGAAAAAAACATATTGCTAATGCTGTCTGCCCCAATGCGTCTTGTTAATCAAGATGCACGTGATTTTAGTATTCTAAAGTCAGATGATTTAATTATTGGTGGTTATGCTTCAATAGAAATGATAGATAAACAAAATGATTTGATTACTATTAAGGCATTAGAAGAGGCTGTTGATGGCTTCATGGTTAATAAAAAATTTAGAAATGTAATGTCTAACCATTCTAATGTACAAGTAGGAGAAGTAATTGATTCTTATAGAGATAAAAATGGTTTAGTGCATAAGACTCACGTAGATGACGTTGGATTTTATGTTGTTATTAAATTAAGAGATGATATTGAAAAAGCAAAAGAAATATCTAGAAATATTAGAAAAGGAACATTGCGTTCTTTTAGCATAGGAGGTCAGGCTATTTCTAAAAGAAGCCGTAAATCAAATGATTTAGGTGAATATAATGAAATAGATGGTCTTGAATTACACGAAGTCACAATTTGCGAAAAAGGAATTAATCCTGAAGCCAAATTTGATATATTAAAGGAAGAAAAAGGTGAAAAAAATATGACTGAAAAGTTAGAAAAAGCCCTTGAGGAGTTGAATGACTTGATGAAACAAGTTAATTCTCTCAATAAGGAAGAAGAAACGATGGAAGCCCCAATGGAAGAAGACATGGAGTACATGGCTACTGAAGACGGGAAAGATGAGATGGAAATGGCTCTTGATGATGGTGAAGAAGCAAAAGCATTAGATGACCAAGACTTAGTACATATAGAAGCAGGTGAAGAAGTAGTAGTAAATGGTAACCCAACTGCAACTCCTGCACCTCTAAAAGTATCTAAAGAATGGGATGCATCAGAATTTAAATCACTAGATTTATCTGCTGAAAATGTTGAAAAGGCTTATGAACAATTCAAAGCAGAGCAATTAGAAAAGATTGCTTATGAAAACTTATCAAAACAATTTGAAACAAGATTTGTTTCAGAACAGGCTGTAAGAAAGTCTGCTAATGAGAGAGCAGAATATGATGCTCGTACCGAAGTAGCAGCATTAAAAGAAGAGTTTGCTGAACTACGCAAATCATTATCTGCTAAAGATACTGAAATCGCAAAAGCAAAAGAAGTTTCGTTTGGATTACCTGAAGGTTTCCCTGCAACATCAGAAGAGTTATCTTCTATGAGTTGGGGAGATATTCATAATCTAGCGAGGAAGTTTTAGGAGTGAGAAAAGATGAGTGGATACACAAACACAATTAAAGATTTAGAAGCCGCAACCTATGGATTAACTGGCCCTGCCGGAAATGCTCTATTAAAGAGTTCAGGTGTTGTCGGTGGATTCGGAACGCCCCATGACGCTGCATCAAACCCGTTTAGTGCAGCAAGTGGATTGGGAGATTTATACAATGTTCTTTACGGACAAAAAGTATGGTCAATGCTAAACCAAGAGGTTAACCCTCTTTCAATTCTAGCAAAAAGACCTTACACATCATCAGGATGGAGAGTTCTAAAGAGCCGACCTACTGGTGGTAGTGGTTCTGCATTTGGAACAGGAACAACTGCTGTTGCTGCAAACACTGCTGATTTATCTGCACCTAGAGTAGACCAAATTGGTGGAGTAGAAGAAAATGCAACATTAGACGGTGCAAATGGGTTTAGACCACTTTCACCTGAATACGCTAAATTATTCGTAAGTCCAAAAACTGTTGCTCATTTGTTTGAGTTCTCAGAACTTGGTATGGAATTGGCTGCTATTGATGATGGTGTCGGAGACATTCGTGCAATCGTTAGAGAAGATATGGGTAAGCATCATGCAGAAACACAAAGCAAAATGCTAGTTATGCCATACGAATCATATGATGATGGTACAGCAACAAACATTGAAAGAAACTATACTTCTTTGATGAAGATTGTTTCTTCTGCGGGTGAAATCGCTGCTATGTATAATGCTAACTTATTGACTACTGGTGCAAACAATGGAGATAACTCCGCAGTTGTTGCAGATGTAGTTAATCTGTTTGGTACAACAAGAAGTGTTACTATTAGTAGTAACGCTGCAACAGGTGTTGCTTCTTTCTTGGATGCAGAGGTTGACTTTGGAGATGGATATGCAGCAGGTGATGCTAGAGTTCTAACTCTCACTATGATTAATAGTATGATTAGAAGAATCCGTCAAAATGGTGGAAACCCAAAATGTATTCTAACAGGATACGATACTATTCAGCACATTGCTGACTTACTACAAAGCCAAGAAAGATTTATGGATAGGAAAGAGATTGTTCCTACACATAATGGTGTAAAAGGTGCAAAGGGTCAAGAAGTTGGATTTAGAGTAGCAACATACTTTGATATCCCTCTAATCCCTGCAAAGGATATGCCTTCAACTGGTAGTAACTCAACAAATGAACTGAGTGATATGCTGTTCCTAGATACAGACCATATGTGGCTATCTGTTATGAAACCAACTCAATACTTTGAGGATGGAATTACTAACGGAAACCCATTCGGTGTCGGTAAACTTGGAAACCAAGGAATGTACAGAACAATGGGTGAAACTTGCTGTTCTTTCTTCAAGGGTCAAGGTAAGATTACTAACATTAAGAGTGCTTAGGTGATTTGAATGGCTTTAGCATATACAGTTACTTTGCTTGCAGACCATAAGGGAGTTACACTTCCAAAGGCTGTTGGTGATGAATATGTTGTAGATGCTTTGATAGATGTAACGTCAATAGTCGCAGCAGGGTCAGTAATCCCTGCTTCGGCTCTTGGCCTTTCATCACTTCATTGCGTAACTATTACAGGTTCAGACAATGCTAATGCAGTGTTACCATTAGTAGAAATTAGTGCCGCAGGTGCGTATGAGAGTGGAACATCTTTTGCTCTTATGTTTACAGCATTAGATGGTACTAACGCTACTTTGGCTAATGATGCTAACGGTGGTTCAGTTCGAGTAAGAGCATGGGGCAACCTTTAAAATAGAAAATATATACCATTATAATAACGTAGTCTTATTCCCTTCTTTACTGAGGGGAATGAGATTACTATAATGGAGGAAAAGAAAATGAGTAATGTAAAATTGAAAAGAGTAAAACATGATGGCCCACTTCTACTAAGAAGAGGCGGTACAGTTTACCAAATAAGCCATGATGTTAATTGTGTAGTACCTGTTGGAATTGCAGTAGGTATGCTAGGAGATGCAGGGCTAGTAGTCGAATTGACAGGTGAAGATAGAGAGGCTATTTCTAACTTTGGGGCTAATGAATTAAGATTAATTAAGAAAGAATTTAATCTACAAGGTTCATCAGAAGAAGTAGCAGAAACTTTATTTCCTACTAAAAAGAAAACAAAACCAAAGAAAAAGACTATTTCTAAACCAAAGGCAGAAACGCCTACTAAATTTGAGGATTTAGTTAACGCTGCTAAAAAAGATTCACTAAAAACTAAAAAAGAAAAAGTTGTTTCTGATTTAGAAGAATGAACCGAAGATTGATAAGGCAACCCCTTGTTTCAATGATTGGGAATAAGCATGAGTGGTTCAGGTAGTAACACTAGTGGGGTATTGTCCTCATCAACATTAGTATCGAGTGATAGATGCAGATTAGTCAGTGTTCACATGACCTCTACTAGTAATGCATTATTCACAATTAAAATTTGGGACAGTGCAAATAGCACTCTTTCAGGTAAAAAAGAAGTATTGCGACTTCATATGCATGCAGGTGGTACTGCTAAAGCATTAGAGCAAGATTTACATGGGGCAATATTAGCACAAGGATGCTATGTTGAATTTGATGCAGGAGCAGGTAATTGCACAGTTAATTTCGCATAGATATAGGTGGAAAAAAGAATGCCAAGTTTAGAAGATGATACAAGATTAGTAATGACGATTTTATTTGTTGGCGCAGTAAGTGGCGTTAATATTTATTTTTATACCCAATATGGATTTATGTTTCCATATGCAGGTTATACCCATGCACTATTGTTTGGGATATTAACCATAGGAGGTATAATGATACTGAAAGCAATATTCGATTTAACTTTATTTGATAGAATAGAAGATATTTTATTGCAAAGAAAGATAGATGCATATTGGTCTAGAAAACAGAAAGAAGAAGAAAATCGAAAGAGAGTTAGAGATACAATGCGTCAATATGACCAAACTTACGGAAATAACTTCATACAAAATCCCGTACCTGCATTTGGTCAAACATATCAGCAACCTGTTGATAATACCATAAGCCCTACATTCTTGACTATGAATGAGTGAGGTATATGGTTTCTGAATTATTAATGGGATTCGATGAATCCACATTAGCATATGATTTACAAAGAGCGCATTCTGCTGATATATGGTTTTTAAGAACTAGATTTTTTCTTTGGTCAACTGCCGCATGTATTACTAGTTTTTTTGTAGGGCATGCTTTGCCTTTTTGGGGAATTAATCTTTATAATTCTACTTGGACTGCAATCGTTAATTGGTGGCATCATCTATGGTGATTAATTATGTCAGTAATGGCGGGGTTTGTTATATTAGTAGCAGAAGGCGTAGCAAAGATGTGGAACAGAATGCATTCTATTCCTTTTGGTATCTATGGTGCAACAAAGGTAGGAAAAACCACATTACATCATCAATTAAGAACGAGAGGTGAAGTACCGGAAATTAAGAAAAGAACTGTTGGTCGTGAAAAGGCAAGTAGGAAATATGTTAAATTAGATGGGGATGCACATACAGTTAAAACAGCAGATGTAGGAGGAGAAACAGTATTTTGGTCTGAATGGATTGGGGATATGAAAACTAGAAAGGTTAAGTATATCATATTCATGATTGATGACAGACATATGGATAAGCATTATGATATTGAGCAGCAGTTGTGTTGGACTTTTTTAGTTGATACAATATGTTCTCCTTATTGGGATGCTATAAATAAAAAGGGTAGAAAAAAATCTCATGATTATCCAATAGCAGTAGGTATATGGGCTAACAAATATGATTTATGGAAAGACAAATACCCACATGAAGGAGAAATTAAAGACCATCCAATATTTGAGACTTTTAAAAGTGGAATGACAAAATTAAATGAGAAAGGAATACCATGCTTCAAATATATAGTAAGTGCAAAATCAGATTCAGAAATGGTATATCGTGGCGTATTAACAATGATTAAAGATTATTAGGTGATTAAATGAAAAGAAAAGAAAAAAGATATTATACAACATTAAATTGTTCTATGAGTGAATTTTGTAATTGTATTGAATGTAAAGAAATGGATGGGATTGAACAATGAGTATGAATTATCAGCCTCCTAGTTTAATTGGTTCTACTAACGCATATGTTGAAGCCAATCCATTTTTACCTCCCAAAGAAATGGCTCGCGCACCGGGTTCTATAATGAAATATGAATTTAAAAGTAACAAGCCAAAAAAACAATTAAAAGAAATTGTTGCTATTCTCAAACCTGAGAAAAAAACATTTTTAAAAATCCCATATAAGTTTGCATTTAATGTAAAAGATAGGTGTGTAGTATGCGGTACACAAAAGCGTTGGAATGCTTCTGATGCAACTAGACCACCGATACCTTTACATAAAGTTAGGAAGGGCTACCCAATGAGAGGTACTTATTGTGATAAGCATTCTCATATGCATAGGCAATATGAAATGTTAGAACAACAGATGCTTGCGGAGGAACATGGATTATCATTTAGTGCTTATGTACCTAGTATGAAATCACTAAATCCAATTGCAAGTGGGCCATTAACTACTTTGAAACAACAGGACATACAAAACTTATCAGCATTAGGATGGACTATAAAACCCCCACAAATGAATACAGAAACAAGAGAGGAAGAATTGTTTAGATTAATTGTAGAAAATAATGCACATAATGAAAGAGTTAAAAAATTATTAATAGAAGGAACACAAATACAAGAAAATAAGGAGGAAGACGAATGGGGTGGCTAGGTACAAGTAATGGGTCGTTATCGAATCAGATAACACAAAACCAACAAACGCAATTTAAGTCAATGAATAATTTATTGACACTACAAGAAAATCATGTAGAAGAGTTCTTCTATTATCATGGTGAAGCATTTTTAACAGCATTTGAAAAATTGTTAGAAGATGTTACACAAAGAGTATTAGGACAAATGCTACCACAATTAAAATTTATTCAAGGTGCAGGTGGAGATTTAGAAGTACATCCTGATTCATTGAGAGAATATGAATCTATTACTGCTGAAAATATTACATTAGATTTGCAGAATATTCTAGGTGCTGCACTTAATACCGAAGTTATTATGCAAAGAAAGATGGCAAAAGAACAATATTTAGAGTCTCAAGGATTTGCATCTAGTTCAGGTTCAATGGCACAAGGTAGTCCTCAAGGTATGAATCCTGCAATGGGTAATCCTCAAGGTATGAATCCTGCAAATATACAAGGCGCACCTGCAATGGGTGGAATGAATCAACAAGTAATGCAACAACAAATGGCTATGAACAATGGTAGTGGTTATCCTATACCACCATCAGGTTATGACCAGTTTAATAATCCATATTGGATTGACCCACAAACAGGTCAACCAACATATACACCACCTCAAAGTGGATTGGGGATAGCACAGGGAATTGGTAAAGCAGTTGCTTGGGCTAAATGGTTGGCGTAAATATGGTGAGTAAATGGCAGAAGCAGAACGAATATTTGTTGAAGATGATAATAGCCCGACTCAATCAGACATTATATTAGAACCTACATATTTAACGTATGGTCATGTTAGGCTTATGGAAAATGTAAAATTATATGAGCATTTAGTTACTTATATTTTTCATGAAATACAGCCTAATAATCCTAGAATGAATAATCTAGATGACCTTGTTTATGATACATTAAATAAAAAAAAGTTTGATAATTTAGATATTAATAGTTCAGAAATTGATTTAAGTAATGAAAATAGACCATATTATTCTCATGAATCATATGGAATGTATATGGATAGGTTTCTAACTGTAATACAACAACAAAATTTAATATCTTTGATTAATGATTTAAAGAAAAGAAATCTTTTAAATGAATCAACTATTTTTAGTGATATTACTAAAAAAAGAATGGATGATATTAAATTTAAAGTAAAAGATTTAGAGAATAAAGCCAAAGTAGATAGAGTTATCAACTATACTTTAGAAGTAGAAGGTAGTGATAATAGTACATTAGATGCATTTCTTTCAGGAAAACCTATGTTGAGTTCTAATCTAAGTGACTATGTTAATAGTGGTAATAGCGGTATTATATTTGATTCTGAAAAATACATAGAAAAAATGTTAAAAGATGCAAAGATAATGGATAGAAAAGGCAATTTAAAGTCAGGTAAAAGAAAATCATTTAAGAAAACAGTAAAGGTAAAAGTAGGTACTATATTTGATGCTAAAGATATACAAGAAAGAGGTATTCGGGATTCTAAAAAAGTTACAGGAAAATCAGGTATTATTTACGCAATGCGTGTAGAAGTTAATGAAGATGGTGATGATGAATATATTTTCTACGGTTTAGGAGAAGATAAAAGTTTTACAGATTTTGCAGAAGCAAAGTCATATTTTGAATCTTTTACTATGGAAGATATATCTTTAGATTTAAATAAACCTGTAACTAATCCTATAAAAGATGCAATCATGAGTTTTGTTCAGCCTGAAAATGGTAAATTAAAAACAGGTAGTTTGGATATTACATATAAAAAGATGAAATTAAATAAATCTGATATAGCAGCAATAACTGGTGATTATAGTAGTGGTGAAGCGAAAGATACTGCTAAAGATTTGGTAGAGGCATCTAGAGATAGAAAAAAAGTATTAGAAGCAGAAAAATCAATTAGAGATAACGCAAATGCTTCTGTATCAATTGATGAACAAAATAGATTAATTATTGAGTCCGATGAGGGAGATGAAGATGTTACTGATATAAGTTCTGAAAGAGATATTTTAGAAGATATTATAGAAACATATGGGGCAAGTTTTGTTGATGCTGCTATAAATAAAGAACCTCAAGAATTTTTAGCATGGTATAATACACCTAGACAAAAAAGAATTGTATCAGGTAGAAAAGAAGATGGCTCAAATGCTCTTGGAACAAAAGAAATTACAGATGCAGGTAGATTAAAAATGACTAGTAATGTATTTCCTGTAATAAAGATAGATGAAATAGCAAAAGAATATTTAAGTGAGTATAATTTTAATGTTAATAAAACATTTTTATCTCCTGAACGTAGGGGTAAAAGAATGACAGAACGTGGTGGGTCAAAAACAATATCATCAGAAAAAGATAGTTCAACGGGGGAATACCAATTGAAAGATGTAGGAACAATTAATAGACTAAAGGCGACATACAGAAGTTTAGAACGGATGGTGGATAGGTTTTGATTTGGGGTGAATTAAATGGGTAAAGCATCATCACCAAGTGATTTCACCAATATTGATGTGAATTATAATATAGGTTTTGGATATTATACAACACATACTGATATTTCTAACTTATTACAAATTAGTGCGTTTACGGATAGTACGACTCCTACAAGAGCAGAAGTAGGTAAAATAATTAAAAGAGTTGAAGATAAGATAGATGATAAAGTAGGTCATCCTTTTAGACCAATAATATACAGAGATGAAGTACATAATTTTGAGTTCTTTAGACATGCTCAGTATCCGGTACAACCATACAAAGACTATGTGGGTTTTATACAATTAGAAAGACCTAAAATAATGAAAATAGTTAGATTAGAAGTTTGGCAAGGTAATAGTTATGTTGATTTGGCTTCTGCTACTGCTTCTTATTCTCCACCTGCAACAGGTTCAGGATATAATTTAACATTAGGAGTAGGTAATTTTTCATTTGTATTAACAGAAGGTGTTCATTTCTTTGGTTCATTTGGTAAAAAGACTACTGCTAGTCAAGTAGCAGATGCAATTAATGAAGTATTTCCACAACAAACTGCACAATTTACAGGTGAGACTGCGGCTAAATCTAAAACTGCTACTAGTGGTGGATTAACTAGAAACATATCTGATTTCTTTTATGCATCTACTGATACAGAAGACAGCAGTAAAGTGATTATATCTTCCCTTTTACCGGGGGATGATGGTTCAGATTGTACTATAACTGTTAGTGCAGGTTCTAAAACAAACTTTACAGACAATCAAGACCAAAGACGATTAGGTGATTATTGGACTATTAACAGTGAGGGTAAAATATTCTTTTTGAAAAATTATCCTTATGTTCAAAATCATTCTTGTAAAATAACTTATGTTAGTGGAGATAGAAGAGTACCCGGAGTTATACATGATGCCGCAACTAAATTGGTTGCTGCTGAAATAATAAGACATGATGATAATTCAATATTAATTGCTGAAACAGGTTCTAATATTGACTTAAAAACTAAGCATGATATATTAGTAAAAGAAGCAATGGAAACTCTAAATGGCAAGAAAATAGTAATTTATAGTTTGTGATATTATGAAAAAATTGATGGCTAGATTTAATGAGATTTTGGAAATCCAAAAACAGAGAAATCTTTTGTTAAAAGAGATAGAAGATGATTTGGGTTTTGATATGAGTTTTTCAGAAGAAGATACTTTAAAAAATGCTATGGATATATTTCAAAAAGAGTTAGAGAAAGAAATTACTAAAGAGGTTTCATCATGGATGAAGTAACATTTATCATTGAATTATTGAGTGATAATTGGTCATCTGCTGCAAGCACTTTACAATCTAGAGGAGATATAACTTCATCACATATTGCAACTCCAAGATTTATTGATGTTCGGTCTATTGCTCCCAATGAAGGGAGAAGAGTTGATGTTGATTCTCAATCAGTAATAGTTGTTTTTGAAGATAGTAATTCTACTGAATATCCTACCATAGATTATTCTGTTAGAAATGAAACTTATACCTTTACTTTACATTTGAGAGTATTGCATCGTAGGGATTTTGCCGAGTTAACATTTTCTAGAGATAGGCTACAAGCACTATACAGAATTGCTAGATATATTATAGAAAGTAATGGTCTAAATCCTACGGTAAATGCAGGGACTTCTACGGAAGAGAGTGCAGAGTTGATTAAACTAACAGGAAGAAGCGAAGCCAATGATAGAGGAAAAAGGTTATTAGGATACAAACTTTCCATTGAGTTAAAGCGGTTCGCTAGAAGCATCTAAGGTGATAAAAAATGAGTAATGAAGTATATGTCGGTAGTGGCACACAAGCAACAATGATACCTGAAAGCAATATTTTACTAGGTACTACCTGTCAATTTACAGGTAAAGTAATTACATTTAATGATACTACAATAAAACTAGTTCCTGATTTGTATATAGGTTGTGAAGTGAAATTATTCCAAGGTAGTACTACTGAATATCACACCATAGTAGATAATTCTGAATCAACAATAACCATAGATGCAACTACTGCTTTAACATCAGGTTCTATAAGAGCAACAATTCAAAAGTTTGGCGCACCTGTACCTACTTCACAGTTTGTTCGAGCAAGTGCTAATAGAAACGCTTTATTATCAGATAATTGGTTAGGTCTAGTCAATGAGTTTACTCCTCCTAATGTTGAAGTTGAAATGAAACAACTTAATCTAGCAGTTTCAGGTTCACGAAACTTTGCACACCAATACAAAGGTGCAGAAACAGTTAGTGGTGGCTCTTTAGATATTTCTTTGAATAATGGTTCTTGGTTTTACTATGCTTTAGGTAAGATTGATGCGGTAGAACATACAGCAACAAGTACTGCTATGGGTAGTAGTAGTAAAACTGTCACTGCGGGTAACAATAGCACTAAATTTTTAAGAGTAATTGGTGGAAATGAGTTTCCTCCTGTTTTAGATACAGACCCTTTAAAAGAGATTGGTACTGGCACAATACAATATACATTTAAAGAATTAAATGGTCAAGAATTACCTTCGTTTGCTTTAGATGTAAGTTATAATAAAGCATCTAATACCAATAGGCTTGTTGTAGATGATGGTGGAGCATCTATGTATTCAAGAATATTTACAGGATGTCAGGTTAATACTATGACATTAAATTTTGAAGAAAGTCAAGAATTAAAAACTTCTCTTGAATTAGTAACTCGAAGGGCTTTTGATGCCCCTACTGATTATGTTCCTCATAGAGCCGAAGAAGGGGCAACAGGGTTGTTTAATTATGATACTTCAACAACTACACCATATATGTATTCTGATGGTTCTATTACATTATTCGGTCAGACTTATGCTAGGGTTAAATCAGGTTCATTAACTATTAATAATAACTTTACTCAACAAAGATTTATTGGTAATACTAATAGACAAATAATGAATGCGCATATACCTGCTCAAAGGACATATGAATTATCATTAACACTATTAATTACTGATACTGCAATATGGAAAGAATTGAGAGAGCAAGAAGAATATGATACAGATACAGGTAAAATTAAATTGCGATTTGAAAAATCTGATGATGATTTCATAGAGATAGAATTAGATGATTATATCATTCAAAGTGTAAATGTACCTTTCCCTAGTGATAAAGGGCCAATAGAGGTAGAAGCAACTATATCTGCTAGAAGTCTATCTGATTGCAAATACAAAGGTAAATGGGTTATTATAAACAATGATTGATAGAGGTATTTACATGGTGGGGGCGGCTGCAATTACTACCCTCACCACCTTTCTAATTATGGAGGCATAAATAGAAAAAAGTAGTATATTATATTCCACTAACAGTCGTTTGTTTGTTTGTTAGTTTATTGAAGGTGGAAAAATGGAAAAGAAAGTAATTAGTGATAAGAGTAAATTGTTTGCAGCCGTAAATACTGAATGCCATCATTTGAGGGTAGAACCCGATTCTGATGAATACCTAATGGTTTGGGTTAAAGAACCAACTTGGTTACAGGTGGAACAAGCCTTATCAACCGTGATGGATATTGATTCATCAACCAATTCATTTGGTTTAGATTTAAATAAAATGTATAGGTTTATGGTTGAAAATTTTGTTGAGAAAACTGAACCTAGTTTAAGTGCATTAGAATTATTGCGTTTAAGTCCGTATGTAGGTACACAATTAAAAGAAGTGTTACCTAACCCCTTTACAGATATGATGGGGGATGATACGGGAAACGAAAGTTGATTCGTAAAGCATTAAAGGGTGGTAGTGTTCCACCATATATTGCATCACGAATAATGATATATACTTATTCAACAACTTTTAGTGTTAGTCCTTTAGAGGCTTATCATACTCCCGCAACTTTAGTATCGCAGATGTTAGAGATACATGGTGAAGTTAAAAGAATAGAATCAGAAGAATTTAATAAAGCAAAGAAAGGAAGGTGATTTTTATGGGTATGACAGATGAAATTAATGAATTAGAAGATTCCTTGAAAGGAATGGATAAATTATTAGTTCAATCTAGTAAAGATGCTATGATGTTAAAATCATCATTAAAAGGTGTAAACACTTTAGTTAGTGGTAAAAATTATGAGATTATTAGTAGATTCTTATCAGGAACAGGTGCTTGGAAAGTATTGAATAAAGCAAAAGCAACTGTTCTAACGATGATACAATTAGTTTCTATACAAGAAAGAGCAGCATTACAAGACAATCTTAGAATGAAAGAAATGGCTAAGATAATCAAAGAAAGAAAAGAACTTCTTAAATTAGAAGCCCAATTTAAAAAAGCCTCTGTAAACATGGATAAAGAGTCAATTGAAAAATTAAAAGAAAAATCAGATGTGTTTTCTGCTATCTCTTTAGAGGTTGGGGATGAAAAGGCAATTGCTCAGATATTGAAAAGAATTGGTAAAAGTAGAGGATTATTAGATAAGATATTAGGTAAAGGTAAAGTATCAGGTAAAACCATTGTAGAAGACCCAATGAGTAAAAGCATATTAGAATCAACTACATTACAAACTGCGGCAGTTGTTACGGGTTTTATGTTAAATCAAAAATTCTTGAAGCAAATGGCTACCTCATCTACTGAAGTATCCAAGTTTGCAAGTGAACAAAATAATAAAATTGCAGAGTTAACTGCTACGTTTAATAAAAATAATCCTGAACTAGTGGCCGGAAGATTAGCAGGTGTTGGGGGTGAAGGAGAATACCAAGATAAACTATTAGCACATCTAAATAAAGAAACTGGATTTGCTCTAACTGATAAAAATAGGATAAAAGGTGAAGGAAATCAAAGTGCTTCTGATAAATTTCAAATTAACATGGAACAAGCAAAAAAAATACTTGAAGATAGTGCAAAACTGTTTAAGAATATAACTTTAGACCCAAGAGAATTAAAGAACCAAGGCATAGAATATGTTAAAAATTTAGTAGATGTGAATGAGGAGTCTTATAAAAAAGATTGGGAAGTATTACGTGAAAGAGAAAAACTGTTTAAACAATCAAAAATAGACCCTGCAAAATTTGCTAAAAAATT